ATTCGCGCCAACTGCTGACAGAAACAATGAGCCTAGGACAACGTTTACGAGACGATCTTGGGATTGAGATTGCTGACATGGATAAACAATCAAGTCGCTTTTTCAAGACTGTATATGTAAATCCTGCTCGTGTCGCACCCATGACACGAGAGACAGTAGTTCGAAATGAAATTGGCGATTAATGACAAAGATAAATGATGTCAATTGGGAGCGTGAACCTAGCGGCCTAATTGCTAACAACGAAAATAACATTGATAACGTTCGCAACTTGCTAAACAAAACAGGTTGTGGATTCTGCCTTGCCAAGTTCAAACAGGTAACGCTGCATTTGGGCACGGGTATGACACACAGTTGTCATCACCCTACTCCACATCGCATTGATCCCGAAGCAGTTCAAGCTGATCCCAATCAGTTATTCAATACACCAGAACTCAAAACTGCTCGACGACAAATGCTCAATGATGAAAAACCCAGCGAGTGTGATTATTGTTGGCGCGTTGAAGACGATGGCGGCATGAGTGATCGCTATTTCAAAAGTCTTGAGCCCTGGGCGTTGCCAGATCATGATACAGTAGCAGCAAGCACTGGTGATGAAGATATCTACCCCAGCTACCTGGAAGTAAGCTTTAGCAATGTATGCAATATGAAGTGCACCTATTGCGGTCCAGAGTTTAGCAGTAAATGGGTTGAAGAACTCAAGTCACAAGGACCAGTCAAACTGCTAGAAGGAACGGATAAAGAACAATGGGCGCAAGGATATCAGGATTTAGACACCCTCAATTACAAGCATAGAGAGTTTAATCCCTACATTGACGCATTTTGGAGATGGTTTCCAGATGCATTGCCCCATCTCAAGCACTACCGTATTACTGGTGGTGAGCCACTCATGAGCAAGGAAACATTCAAGAGCATGGACTGGTTGATTGAAAACCCAAACCCCGAGATGGAGTTTTCAATCAACTCAAACTTCAGTGTGCCGGAAAAATTGTGGGACCGCTTCATCGAGCGTCTCAGCGTGTTGCGAACTGGTAACCGCGTCAAAAAAATCACAATCTATACCAGCATTGAGGGCTGGGGAGAGCGTGCAGAATACGCGAGGACAGGCTTGGACTTTGAATTGCTACGCAGACGTTACGAGCAAATACTACAGCTAGGCAATGTGCGATGCGTGGTCATGGCAGCATACAACATCTTTAGTGTTACCAGCATGAAGGAGATGTTGGAATGGTTGCATGAAATGAAAGTCCAGTATAATCCCAATAACTCTAGTGTTCATCTAGAAGAAAACACAGGCTTTGAATTGGTTCCTGGCAGCTATGGCGCACGGCGCGAGGCCAATCCCCAACACCACGTCATAGCGGGTATTGATATACCATATCTACGTCATCCAGAGTATTTGGATGCTCAGTATTGTGATGCAGACATGGTAGAGCGTTATATGATACCAACATTGGACTACATGTCCAGTCATGCAGCTAGCAGTGTGTGGGGCGACCATCAAGGATTTGAAAATTACGAAATTGAAAAACTCAAACGCATCATTGTTCATCGTATGTATTTCAATCGCAAAACTCGTGACGATCAGAACAGCCGTTATGATATAATGGAAAATCGTGCTAAGTTTTATGACTTCGTAAATAACATGGATCGACGTAGAGGCACAGATTTCCTAAAAACATTCCCTGAGATGAAAGATTTTTACGAGCTATGTCGTGAAAGCAAAGAGGCATGGACTAAGATTAACAATTAATGCTACCATATGAACACATACGACGCATACACTTTGAATTGAGTAGTATCTGCAACGCAGCTTGCCCGAACTGTCCTCGCAACATTCATGGCGGCCGTGCGATACCCAATCTCAAAGAACGCGCCATAACATTTGATGAGTTCACAACCATGATAGATGTGGACACCCTGGCTCAACTTGAACAAATACGTTTTTGTGGTAATTACGGTGACCCTGTTAGTGCCCGTGACCTACCACAAATCGTAGAATGGGTCTACAAGTATAATCCAGATATTCATATTGAAATCAATACAAATGGTGGTGCTAGAAACACCGAGTGGTGGCGACGTCTCGGAAAACTCATGAAAGGTCACACTGGATTTGTGATCTTTAGTGTTGACGGACTGGCTGATACCAATCATATCTATCGCCGCGGTGTTGTGTGGCAAAAGCTCTATGAAAACATTCAAGCTTATATTGGAGGTGGCGGGCGCGCAGTGTGGGAATTTTTGGTGTTTCAACACAACGAACATCAAATTGAGCAAGCCCGTGAACTGAGTCGCCAATTAGACTTCAATGACTTTCGTGTCAAAAAGCCTTTCGGGTTCAATGACAGCTATAACAGCACGCCATATATGACTGTTCTAGATCGCGAAGGAAATTTTGAACGAGCACTTTGGCCCCGAGGTGTTGAGCCTGTTGATGTTGAACCACATGATATGGATTTGGATGCCTATCGTCTCGAGCTCACCCGCGCCCACAAGGCGGCATTTGGAGATCGTGAAGAACAGGAAATGTATTTTGATTACATGGATCAAAGCCGACCCACTGGAATTGACTGCATGAGTATCCGTGATAGAGAAATTTATGTGGATAGTCAAGGCTATATGTATCCTTGTTGTTTTCTTGGTCATGGCGGCCAAGTCCAACGCGGACGCGAGACAGTATTTTTCCGACGCTGGGTTACGGAAAATGTAGGCTGGGATAATATCAGTCTTTTCAACAAAACAGTCCAAGAAATAGCCCAAAGCGAATATTTTGAATTAATAGAAAAAACATGGGACAAAACACATCGCGAAGGAAAAATGGCAATGTGTTCTCTCATGTGCTCGAGCGATTGTGCTCGCAACACAATGAGGAACCTTTATGACTAAACGCAGCGCAGCAATAAATTGGATGGACAACGTTGTCAACAAAAAAAGTCCAACGTTTTGTGGAGCCAAATGGTATAATGCAACTATATGGTTGGGAAATGGCGCAACAGCAAGTTGCCACCATCCACCCCCACACCAGATAGATGCTGATGAGGTTCGTAAAAATCCCAAGGCGTTGCATAATACAGAATACAAAAAACTTGTGCGCAAACAAATGTTGGAGGGTATCCAAACAAAAGAATGTGACTATTGTTGGCGTATTGAAAACATGGATTCTGAAGTAGTAAGTGATCGCTATTACAAGAGCAGCATCTATAGTGATGAGGAATTACAAGAAGCAGCAGACATGCCTTGGGATGCAGATGTTAACCTAAAACAACTAGAGATTGCATTTGATAACAATTGTAATTTTGCCTGCTCGTATTGCAACGCAGGATTTAGCACAACTTGGGCACACGACATCAATAAAAACGGTGCTTACCAAGATCTTACCAGTGATGGCTGGGGCGCGTTCGCCCATAATGGTAACTGGGCTCACCCATATGGCGTAAAAAACCAAGACAATCCATATGTTGAGGCATTTTGGAAATGGTGGGAAAGCGACTTACAATACAGCTTGCGCGAACTGAGAGTAACAGGCGGTGAAGCTACTGTGAGTTACGATTTTTGGAAATTGGTTGAGTGGTATGAAAACAATCCCCACTGTCCTGTAGAACTCAGTGTTAATACCAACTTGGGTGTAAAACGTCGCCCTCTTGATCGTCTCTGCAAACTCAGTCACAACATCAAAGGATTCAACCTTTTCACCAGCAACGAAAGCATGGGGTCAAACGCTGAGTATATACGTGACGGATTGATTTGGCCGGAATGGCAGGATAACCTTCGTTATGTCATGGACCACGGAAAATTTCAATATATCCATGTCATGATGACTATCAATGCGTTATGCCTGGTAAGCTTTTGTGATTTTCATGAATTCCTACTGGACCTTCGTGAAAACAATCCAGATACTCGAATCGAGTTCAGTCATAATATTCTGCGGTTCCCTAGTTTTCAGAGCATTACAACACTTCCCAAGCAGTTAAGAGAGCAACAGACTGAGGCGATGACAGCTTGGCTAGCAGCTAACGAGTATCGCTTGCAGCCGCACGAGATAGACGGTTTCAACCGCACCGTGCGCTATGTGCAAGAGATTGACGAGGGGCATAACATCGGTAACTTGCACAGTGACCTTGAAAAACGACAGCGCGATTTCCGTAACTTTTACGCTCAATATGATCGCCGTAGGGGAAAAACATTTAGCGAATCATTTGCCAATTGGCCCGAGCTAGTTGAGTGGTATGAGCATGTGGATGGCAGTGCCAATGTAAATAAGATTGACAATCTTATTGAAGGCGATGCAACTGAATGGGGCCGCCCGATATTTGATGAAGTGCTAGGTGAAGCACGGAAACAGAAACCAACTGATGACAAGTAAAACTAGATGTCCTATGCCATTTGCAGGTTTCGATATCGAAACCAATGGCACTGTAAAGCCCTGTTGTATATATGAAGGCAGCATTGGTAACGTCAATGACGAAAGCATTGATGACATCTGGCATGGCGACAAACTTCAAAAGATCAGACAGGATCTAGAATCAGGCGTGCGAATTCCTGGTTGTCGGCAGTGTTGGATCGAAGAAGCCAGCACAGGACACAGCAAGCGCATACGTGAACAAGACCAGTTTCCCGACTCGGTCTATCAAACACCACAAGTTAAACGCCTAGATATTAAACTGGGTAACACCTGCAACCTAAAATGTCGTATCTGTAATTACGAGAGTAGCAGTATTTTCAACAGCGAAAACAAACAGATTGCCAGACGCTTTCCAGACGCCCAAGTCAACTATATAGGCAATGACCGTGTGGATCGTTACAAGTGGTATCGTGACGAAGATTTTTGGAGGGTTATTCTCAAATATGGTCCTGAAATTGAACAGATAGACTTTATGGGTGGTGAGCCTTTGCTTGACAAAACTCACAAGCGTATATTGGAAACTCTAGTAGAGCAAGGCCTTGCCCAAAACATTACCATTAACTACACAACGAATGGAACCATTGTTCCGGATTTTGAACTGCTACGTAATTTTCGTAGCATTCTATTCACGGTGAGTGGCGATGCCATTGAACACCGTTTTGAATACAATCGTTATCCAGTCCAGTGGTCAGATTTCAAAGACAATATTTTTGATATAAGAGCTGGCGCTGACAGCTTTCTTATTAGCTACAGTGTTAGTAGTTATAGTCTATTCGGAATTCCAGATGCCTTGGATTATTACATGGAAAATGGATATATAGTATGGTTCAATTATGTTCACTTAACAGAAGCTAGCAATGCACGAAACCTACCTCCTGAACTCAAAGAACAATTTAGGCAGCTCGTTGCTGAACGTAAACGAGACGAATGGTTGTGGACACGAGCCAACATACAAGAGGTTTTGGATTTTATTAATGTTGAAGACAATCCCAAGCACTTCCAAGATTTTATATATGATTGCAAATTGAGAGATCAATTCCGCGATCAAGATTTTAAGGACTATTTGCCAGAATATGCACCCTACGCCGATCTTGCACGAATTTGACAATTGGAGTCGCACAGCCATGATAACATGTCTGTATCAAGGGCATCTCTATGATCTCTATCGACAATACAGTTCGGATATAGTGCGCAGCCATGAAGAATTTGCGAGATTTAATAATTGGGATTATCTAGTCATTGGTGATGAAATCAATAACATTTATGGTCTTGAATCATGGCGCGATACAAATATCGATGCACGTTGTGACTGCCTAGGAATGAATAAATGGTATGCAATGGATTGGGTATTTGAAAATACTGATTATGATGAGATCTTATTGGTTGATTTTGATAGCAAATTTATCTATAACACAGAATTAAACTTGGGTGACTGCGACATAAAGGCTACGCATCTCACGCTCAGTCCTTATTATGATACTACTTGGTTCCTCTATTATTGTCTATATAAAAATGTTCCGTTTGAACAGATCAACCGTGCCGTGCCATTCAAATTCAACACAGGCTTTATTAAAGTTCGCCGGGGATTTTTCCAGCGCAGTGATTTGGATGAGTTCGTTGATTTTGCTTGCCGAACACTGAATAATGTTAAATACAATGAGCGCAAAAGTTGGATAGACATGAGCAATGCTGATATGGCTCGTATCCATGAAACACACAATACAACGCTTACGCCGTTTGATGAAGTGTTCTTGGTTTATCAAATAATGCAACAAGAACCAACGATTGAAGAATTTGATAAGCGATTTAACATCAACAGCACAGATCTCATGGATCGTGATACTGCTCACGTTCATTTCTGCGTTAACAAAGAGCGTGATATCAAAATATTGTGTGAGCCAGGACGGGCGGAGTTTTTGAAGTGAGTGCACCAGAAAATCTAGAACAATATCTCAAGGACCACATTTGTTTCAAACCCTGGGATAGTATAAGCATTGAACCCAATGGTGATGTAATTAACTGTTGTATGCCTTGGTTGCCCAAACCCATTGGCAACTTGTTTGAAAATACAATGGAAGAAATCCTCAACAGCGAGGCAAGCCGCGAAGTGCAGGAGAGTATCCTGGATGGAAGTTATCGCTATTGTAACAAAGATATGTGTAGTGAGATATATGGTGGACGTTTGCCCGCGCGACCAGACGAGATGAAACTTCCTCGCCGCCCATACAAGATTCGCTTCAATAACGATCGCAGTTGTAACCTATGGTGTCCTAGTTGTCGTCTACGCCGTGTTCAGCACAATGAAGGACCAGCATATGAAAAAGCCAAATGGCTAAATGATCGAGTCTATGAATACATGCTAGAGCAGGCAGATCGCGGCCCAGTTGAGATTTGGGTCACAGGTAGTGGCGATGCGATTGGAAGTCGTATCTATCGTGACATGCTCAAAAGCATTAATGGGGCTGAATTTCCTGATCTCAAAATCAACTTAATGACCAATGGTGTATTGTTTACGCCCAAGACGTGGGAAAGCCTGCATCGAATCTGGAATAACATTACATTAATTGATATCAGTGTTGATGCAGGCACAAAAAGCGTCTATCAAAAGATGAGACCTCCAGGCAAATGGGATCAACTACTCAGCAACGCAAAATACCTAGGCGAGTGTGCGCAAGAGTATCGCAATATCGATATCAATTATGGATTTGTTGTGCAGCATGGTAACTACAAGGACATGGTCAATTTTGTTGACACATTCAGTCAGTTCGAGCGTTATCATTTGCTCAACTTTACTTTGGTTAATGATTGGAATACCTGGGAAGATTTTGGTAGTCATGCTGTATGGCGGCGTAGCCATCCAGAGCATGAAGAGTTTTTGGAAATGGTGCGGAGGCCAGAATTAGAAGATGAGCGAGTGTTTATGGGCTCGCTCAAACGTTTTCTCTAATTATTTGTAAATGAATGGATCTTTTCGAGCAATCTTGCGAAACTTTCGCTTTAGACGCCACTCTGACCATTTGCGCTTAAACCAAGCCATCATAACCTAACTCCTCCATAAAATATTTAGTCAATTGGTTGTGTTGATCAATACCATAATGGCGTTCATCAATCTCTGGATCATCATTAAGAAATTCATGTATAGACAATACATTGGCTTGCCTAAGTAAATGATGAAAATGCTCAGTCATGATATTAACGCTGTTATCTTCTGTCTGAGGAATAACAGGGAATGGCTTACATGTATAAATGAACATTCGAAATGGTAACAGCGTAACATGTTCTAAGAACGGAATTAATTTGCTCATTGCATGATAAATTTCATTTTGCTCGTCGTAGTAATTAACAATGTAATTCATCATTTTTGTTTTAAGTTCGCGATCGTCTTCAGCATCAATTTCACTAGCATTATAATACTTGTGTAATTTGCCTTCATGTAATACAGGAGGAATAAATGAGTCTGAATTGATATGAAAAAATACAATGTCATTATGGAAGAGTAAATGTTTATTTAGATAAAATCGATTAATAGCAAAATGAAATGACTCACCAGGACGAGCGAAATTATACAGCTTATAGCCCAACTTGTGGCTTATTTGTCGGGGGAATGCCGTATGAAATATCTTGTATGGGCATTTATCGAAATCACTGTTGTGTCCAAACCCTATTGATTGGCTAGATCCAAAATTGAATATTTTCATGGTGCTATTACCGAATCTACAATTTGATGAACTATGCTGTTACCTACAGCATTTAGATGATTAATATCACCCGCATGTAACTTTCTCACTACGCTAAGATCTTCGGCTCCAGTAAACAAACAGTCATCAAAAAACGTAAAATGATGTCCTCGTATATCGGTCATCATGTCCTTAACTATGAGATTGTAGATACTAAGAAAGAATTTTTCATCCCAGATGCTGTCTAATGTTTTGATAAATTCATCTTCCTGATTATCATACACGTTTTTAAACATAAGGTCACAAAAAGGATGACTACGCAATTTGCGGGGCAGTAAATTACGACTGTCTTTGAGATATACTCTGCTCCAATGTGTATGCACAAAAACGATTGAATCTGTTAGTCCAATCTTGTATTTTTGTTCTTGGTAACGGCTCCAAATACGATATTCGCTAATACCACGGTCTGCATGAATTACAGCGTTGGGGAAATAGTCTGTCCAACCGCCATCACTTGCAAAGCTATCACCAAAAATATGGATCACTCTGCGCCTCCAAAGTCCATGTTACACAACAATTCAGCCAACTCTGGCAAGCTACGTTTCCAATCTAGACCAGCAGTTTCATCAAACATATCCAATCTCATTTTTGCGTGTTTCATTTCATGCTGCCAATCTTTTTCATTGCCATCGCTCTCATACATGAAGTTGATGCAATTCTGCATAGCATCCGCTGCATTTTGAACGCCGGACTCAATAAATTCCGCGCGCCGCCGTGTGAGCATGTCAGCAACTTCTTGTTTTGTCTCGGGAGGAAAATGCTTGAGACTGAATAGAGTTGGGTAGGTGACAAAGTTAGTATAGAGATTGAAATCACCTTCAATCCAATGATTGTCGATACACCATTGCACAAAGTCTGGAAACTGGTGGATGTTGAGGATACTCACTGTGACACTTGGATAAATGAACAAGCTGAGATCAGGACATTCGAACTTGAGGAAGTTGAAATTGTCTCTTGTTTTGTCCCATTTAGCACCAGTGCGTATGTATTCAAAAACATCATCCATACCGTCAATACTAGCAGCAACAGTGATAGATTCAAAATGTTTCCACCATTCTGTGATGTTCTTTCTTTTGTAGGTTATCGAACTCATGTTGGTATTGTAGCTGAGATGAACGTCCTTAGCATTACCGATGTCGATAAGATGCTCCAGTGTGTAATAATGTTGCTTTTCCATTAGCGGCTCACCACCCGCCCAATACATACGGTCCACGGTGTTTAGGAATGGTTTAATTTTGTCAAACTCATCAGCACGAATGAACTTTTGCAAGTCGCTTGTATCTGCATCTGGATTCTGACGCTTGATAATATCTTTATGCTCTTCATACCAAGTGCTACTTAGTTCGTGTCCGCAGGTGCGGCATTTGAGATTGCAGTGATTGCTAAAACGCAAATCAACATAGTTGAGACGAATGTCATCAATGCTGCCGTCCTCGTTGGTGTCTGCAATTTCTTGCGTATAGCGATGCAAATATGCTTCGTTCATTTGCAAACGCATACTGTCTAATCCTGCTCGCTCACGATCAAAGCAGATACGACAAGCATCATGTTCGCCATCAGCCATCATGGTTCGACGCATTTCTTTCATGCCTTCGCTGTTCATTGCGTCAAGCAATGAAACATTGTCTTTCTTGAGGTTTCCGAACTTTTTACGATCAAGACGGTGCATGTCTGTCATACAGCACGGCAATACCTGTCCAGTTGGATGCAGATGTAAATGCATCCAAGGATAAACACACAGTTTGCTCATAGGGTTCCTAACATTTGTTACTTCTATTTAGTGCTGACTTAATTTGCTAAATACGTGCATGGGTAAAAATTGGATTGTAGCACTAGGCGACAGCTTTACTTATGGAGACGAATTGCCAGATGATGATTTAGCACGAGGCAATCAACATCTTCGCGCCGTCATCAAAACCGCAAGATCTTATCGTAAGTTCAATGATATACCAATTGAAGTATTTGAGCAACGTAACAAATATATCAAATTGATGTGTGACGAAGGTCTTGATTATAAATCCTTTTGCAACAGCTATACCTACATAAACAAAGCTTGCGTTAAGGAAAGAATAGGTTGTCGTAATCTAGCAGTTAACGGACGCAGCGTCGACCACATACTAATTGATTTGATTGATTATTTTGAGTATAACCAACCCAGCGGAGAAATATTTGTTATTGGGACAGGTCTCAATTATCGTCACACAAAGTTCGATCAAAACAAAAAAGAGTATGCCAGTGATAATTGGCGATTTATGGCAAATGAAGCATTTGGTTCCGGCAATGATGATTTTTTTGATTATGTTTATGAATATTTTAGTAACCAAGAATACCATGAAATTATGTATCAATCAGCAGTAGATGAAATGCGCTATATATTAGAAAGTCACAATACACCATATTATATTTTCAATGTCAAAGAACGCCTGGATCAAATCACATCAGAACACAAACTAGGTAGGTGCGCATTTGGTCATAATGATCAACAAGCGCATCAAATTCTATCAGATGAAATTGCACTAAAAATAAGAGAAATTAGAGAACAACTAAATGATTGAATACCTTTATCTATTTGGAACCCACAATCCATTTACAGCTGAACAATTAGCTAGATTTCCGATAATCGATAAAACAAGGGAACAAGACAATAATCTGATTGAAATTACAAACCGTATTGCCAAATACGAGTATACAGAATTTGATATGGTATGTGTAATTGATCCAGGCTGGGAAATTATTGGACAAAAACCAAATCGCAGTGTTGATTACCAAAGGAAAATGTTTCGCAAGGCAGGATTAGAAAACAGTGTAAATGACGACACAGTTCTAGTATTACAGCATCTTTATCTTATGAGAAGGATGAGATCTGTATTGCCTCGTGATCAATTACACATACACAGTTATGAGACCTATCGTAAGGTAAACGATCGCAAGGATTTTTTAAAACCTCAGCAGGTTGTAGTGGATTATTGTGCTGTGGAATTGAGAAAGACAATTGATACCAAGACTCTTGAACAATTAGACAGAGATTTAAGCATAAAATTAGGGATAATAGATGAAGACGCAACTGATATCTCACGCCCGTAGCGGATCAACATATCTGTATGATGTCATTTATCATAGTATTTTGGCATCTAATCCACATACTTTTGTGTTTAATGAACCGTTCAATATGAGTCAGAGAAAATTGCGCGATTTGAGTGATGACGAAAAAGACTTTTTATTGCAGAGTCGATTAGAGAAACTGGTTAAATTGCCACATGTATATCAAAAATCACACATACACCATTATAATTTTTTGAACACTAGACAAATGGAATATTACAAAACAAGTGAATGGTATAACATTTTCCTTTATAGACGGGATCTATTTGAAAGCACCATGAGTCAGCTAATTAGTGACAAAACAAAGATGTGGATACGCTATGAAGAGTTGGATAGGCCTCCCCTTATTACATCTCGCGACTTTGCTCGTGTTCTTAAAGTGCAAATTGAAGCAAGAGAAGAATTATTCAATCTCAAATATTTTGTTCCAAATGAAATTGTAATCTATGAAGATCTTGTTTTTGTTAGAGAAACTGATTATGAATCCTTGGCCATCAGTGAGATAATTGGCCCATTCGTTAGTGGCAAAGAATTAGTTGAGCGAGCACCAGACAAAAAAGAGATTGTATCTAATTATGATCAATTATTAGATCAGTATTATAAAACTGTCAAGGATATGACGTTTGAAAACTTTGAATTGGACGGCAGAATGATTACTGCAACACGTCTAGAGGAGGCAATATGACCTATTGGGGTGTGAGCGCAATGAGCCATGATGCGGCTCTTGCTGTTTACCAAAATGACAAAATCGTGTATGCTAGTCATGGCGAACGTTACAGCAGAATCAAGAACGACCAAAATCTGCACGCCGAGCAAATCAGTGAGGCTTTGCAGTATGGTCGGCCCGAGCGTGTATTCTTCTATGAAAATACAACAAAAAAGAAGACAAGGCAGGCGCGCTCGGGCCAATATCGTTTACTATTCAAAGAAAGCCCAAGCACATACATGAAAAAATTGGGTGTTGATGTGCCTGTTACTATGTTTGATCATCATTACAGCCATGCAGCTTATGGCTACTACTCATCTGGTCTTTACCAAGAAACATGTGACGTATTGGTAATTGATAGCATAGGTGAATTTGAAACCATTAGTGTGTGGCGCGGGCGCCATGGCAAGTTACACAAAGCATGGAGTCAAGATTATCCGCACAGTGTTGGACTGTGGTATAGTGCGATGACACAGCGTTTAGGACTTAAACCACAAGAGCATGAATATATTCTCATGGGAATGGCTGCACTGGGTGATCCAGGCCGCTTTTATCAAACAATACGAGACGATTTCTTTGAATGCTTGCCCGGCCACAACAACCCAGAGGTTCGCTTTCGTGAAAATCTACATCGTGGTTGTTTGTGGTGGCGCCGGGATTTAGTCAATGTCCAAGATTATGTCGACATCGCTGCCGCAGTCCAAAAAATATATGAAGAGATTTTTGTGGGTATACTCAGTTGGATGAGCAAGATTACTGAAAGCGATCAGGTTGCTATTGTTGGTGGTTGTGCATTGAATTGCGTGGCCAATACTCTTGCATACAATTTTTACGAGCGTGTTTGGATACCACCCAATCCAGGAGATGCTGGCAGCAGCATTGGCGCCATCATGGCCGCCCTGGAAAAGCCAGTGGTTGTTCATGACGCATATTTAGGGACAGAAATAAATGGAGAATATCCTTTCCAAGATGTATTACAGGACCTGGAAGGGCGGGGCATTAGCGCAGTGGCATCGGGTCCAGCTGAATTCGGCCCTCGCGCTTTGGGACATAGAAGTATCCTCGCCGATCCCAGACTATTGGGAATCAAAGATCAAGTTAATAAGATCAAACAGCGTGAAGAGTTTCGGCCATTTGCGCCGATGATATTGCGGGAACATGCCGCACGATATTTTCACTTACCACGGACTGACTTTGACGCACCTTACATGCAATATGCCATACCGTGTATATCTCCACAATTGTATCCTGGTATCACTCACATTGACGGCACAAGCCGTGTTCAAACAGTTGATCGTTGCCATGGCAATGTGCGCACTCTACTAGAACGTTGGTATGAACGCACTGGTTGTCCCATGCTACTCAACACCAGTCTCAACATCAAAGGTGAGCCACTGGTAAATACACGTGAGGATGCAGAACGTTGGAGTGTAGTCCACGGTCTAGCAGTGAGGACAGCCAAATGATCAAATGGGTTAAAGAACGTATTCAGAAATGGCGCAAAAGACGTGAGCGCAAGCGCAAGCTCAAAGAGCTAGCGGAAAAGGATCCGTTTATCTACGATTAAAATGCATCAAGATATTCATATCGTTAGTTTAGCGCGAAGTGGATCAAACTATCTACATGAAATCGTGTGTAAGGGATTGGATAGGTCTTGGAATCTTGATCCATATTATGAATTTACTATTGAACCATTCAATATTGATAAATTAAGAACAGAAATACCTAATTTAAGAAGTTTACTTACCAGAAGAGCTTGTTTTGTTGGTGACACAATAAATGTTATTGTAAAAAACCATTACTATGAATTAGAATATCTGAATAATTATTCACAAACATTGTATCAACGTGCCTACCAAAAATCTTTTTATCGTGTTTTGTTACTAAGACGAAATTTATGGCATTCATCAATGAGTTTAAGCATAAGTTTAGCTAAGGGCGAATGGTCACAATACACATCTAGTCAGGTAACGATCGATCCTCGATTGTTTAGGCAGTCTATCAATTATTACATCATGCATCTAAAAGATATACAACAAAATCGTTTAGGGTTAGACTACAATAAAATAGTTTATTATGAAGATTTGAGTTTTGATCATGTTCAAGATCTTGAGCTTATAGGGTTGAACTGTAAAAACAAGATCACTAGCATGACCACAAAGAAGTCATATAATAAAAAGATGATTGTTGAGAACTATGATGAACTCAAATATGTGTTTAATGAGGTAATTAAGGATATCGGACCGAACTTGCCCTTTGATTTTTATGACGGAAAGATGATATCGATTGACATACATGATCAACACAGCTATACTTAAACTAAAGGAGTTCACGTGCTCGACGTATTTTTTCTGAGCTATGATGAGCCGTTTGCTGATGAAAACTACGAAATACTCAAGATGTTTGCGCCCCGTGCCAAGAGGGTGCATGGAATTCGAGGCATATTTGAGGCACACCAAGAGTGTGCCCGCCAAAGCAAAACCAGTCATTTCTACGTTATCGACGCCGACGCTGTCATAGAAGAAGAGTTCAGCTTTCGCTTCACACCCAGTTCAGATCGTTTTGTTTATGAAACGGTTCCTGAGACTGAGTGTGTTTTCGTGTGGCGATCTCGAAATCCTGTCAATGATCTTATCTATGGTTATGGAGCAGCCAAACTCTTCCCCAAGAACAAGCTTTTGGAAGCAGAACACTGGAACGTGGATATGACTACAACAATTGGAGCACCGTTTGTACCAAAATACCAAATCAGCAACGTTACCGCGTTTAACACAGATCCTTTTAATGCCTGGAAAAGTAGTTTCCGAGAGTGCACTAAACTTGCTAGCAGTATTATCCCGAATGGAGATAACACTGACAACGAATACAGGCTCAATGTCTGGTGTAACCGTGGTGCCCGCCGGCCCTTTGGTGAAATGGCTATTAGGGGCGCCCGCCAAGGCCGTGATTTCGGTCAACGATATCGTGATCGTCCAGACATCCTTGCTAAGATCAACGATTTTGGATGGTTGAGGGAGGTATTTGCAACCCATGCTCATTAAAAGTGAATTACTAGACAGGATGGAGATTCTCTATCCTTATAAGCCTGTATTTGGAGATCTTCGTAGAGCTTACATTGATAGAGATCTTAGCAGCATGTTCCGCGTATTTGAAGAAATATGGCAAGTGTCGTTTGATGATGTGAGGCGGACGGTAATGGAGAAGGATCTTCACAGCTTATTTCGACTCTGGGAACAATACCCACACATTCGTGACGACCTTCGCAAGGCAACCCTTGAAGACAATCTGTGGAGTTTATTCCGCCTGTTCGATCCCGATGAACCAAATGTAGTTGATGATCTTCATCTGGAAGAGGAAGGATTTGATCCTCGAGACTTCAAAAAGTTTGTAATGGATGATAATACATGGAGCATGTATAGAATGATGCTGCACATACAAGATACTCAAATTGTGCGCACAGTCAAAAGCTTTCATGCTAAAGGTATTCGTTTTGAGAAGGACAGTCTCAGTCGCGGCCAATTACAAAGCAAGATGTGGCTTATACAAGAGCTCAAGAGATTGGACTTGGATTTAGGCACTGTTTTTCTTTGTGCTGGGTGGTATGGCATACTAGCAGTTTTGATGTTCGAACACGAGTTAAATATTGATAAGATTCGCAGCTTTGATCTTGATCCAGAGGTGGCCGACATAGCAGACAAATTTAATCTTCCCTGGCTAGTGCAAGAATGGAAATTCAAGGCATCAACATGTGATATACACGACATTGATTGGCCAGATTTTCATTATGACGTTGTCCGCAGCGATGGATCTCAAGTTACCCTGCGTGACCGCGCCAATACTGTGATTAACACCAGCTGCGAGCATATTGAACAGTTTGAAGATTGGTATCAGGGTATTCCAACAGGAACACTGGTTATATTACAAAGTAATGATTACGACGTTGTTCCAGAACACGTAAATACTGTTCCTGATCTACATGCTTTTGAACAACAAACGCCTATGAGTGAAGTTCTTTATAACGGTGAATTAAACCTGGGCCATTATAATCGTTTCATGCGTATTGGATATAAATGAGAGATCTAGACAAAATACCATTGAGAGAATTACAAACATTGAGCGCACGAGCACTCAGCGTGATGTCTGCTACCAATAATAATATCTGGCAATTCAACCGCCAGGCACACCACAACAGCCAGAACTGGTATCGTGCCGTGATACGTTGGTATATAGAACAATACGGCGGGTGGCCTGATGAAGTAGGTCCAGGCTGTGAAGTAAGGCTAATACAAGATGACTGAACCCAAAAAGAAACAACTAAAAACCAAACAAGGCGAAGTCCATGTTGAAGAAGATTATGTAACCAAAAAACTATCCAAACCCAAGCCTTGGTTAACTCCAACTTGGCTTGAGTATTATAAAGATCTCAGTGACGCTAATCCAGATCTTATCAAAGTTTATGAGATAATAGATCAACAAACCTATAGAATGGAACGTATTGATATTATCAATAATTTAGAAGTCATACTTAAAGAGCCAGAATACTATACCATACTTAATAAACAAATCATAAGTGAAGTCATTCGTGTGATTAATGAAAGTTGGGTGCAAGCGATCAAATATAGTAATCGCTTTCCTGAACTGCATAAGTATTATGTCAATACAGACCTTACTCTGGACAATTTGGTTTTGACTACAGATTACAAGGTTAGAGTTGTAGATCCTGAAAGCTATAATTTTGTCGATAATCTTGATTACACAGAAAAGTATTATCTTAATCAAGTCAATCTCATGTATAAATTGCAGAAGTATTTCTACACTGTGATCGATCGCAATCACATGGGTCCAATATTTCCACAATGATTGAGTATTTGAATGTATAGTTATCAAGACGTTCGCGTCGTGCACCTTGAAATAACACAACGCTGTCAAGCAGCCTGTCCTATGTGTGACCGTAATGAAAATGGCGGGGCTGACAACATGCATCTGACAAATGCAGAGCTCAGTCTCCAAGATTGTCAGCATATTTTTCAACCAGAGTTTATACGACAACTTGACACCATGTATATGTGTGGTAACTTGGGTGATCCGATTGTTGCACGTGATACCTTGGAAGTGTTTCGTTATTTTCGCAAACATAACCCAGATATGTGGTTAAGTATGAATACAAATGCAGGAGCAAAAAATGAAGCCTGGTGGCAAGAATTGGCAAGAATCCTCGGCAAGAATGCTGCGGTTATCTTTAGTGTTGATGGTCTTAGGGACACTAATCATCTTTATAGACAAAACGTGGTCTGGGATAAAATTGAACGAAATATGCGCGCCTTTATCGCAGCCGGTGGTCGAGCACGTTGGGATTTTATTGTGTTTGGACACAACGAGCACCAAATAGACGAGGCCCGTGACCTAGCTGAAAGTTGGGGTGTTGAAAGATTCCAACTCAAGAAGTCAGGCCGTTTCTTCACTGCCGACAGCAAGCAAAAAGACGAGCATCAAGCACAGAATCGCAAGGGTGAGAAAACAGCCACAATACGCAAGCCCGAACAACTCGAGCATCAAAACCTTGCCTTGCAAAAACAGAAACAGATTGAAAAGTCTTATGGAGGCATGAAAGAATATTATGACAATTGCCGGGTGGAATGCAAAGTGGCAAAAGAGCGCAACATTTTCATCACAGCAGAAGGATTGTTAATGCCATGCTGTTGGACTGCGGGCCGCATGTATAAATGGTGGCACAAAGATCCACGCATTGAACAGATATGGGACTTTATTGACCGTGCTGGCGGCAAGCAGGGTATCAGTGTGCTGGAAAACAGCCTACAGAGTGTCATGGAAGGGCCATTGCTAGGTGATATTCAAGCCAGCTGGACAAAAAATAGTATTGAAGAAGGCAAGCTTGGTGTGTGCGCAATGAAATGCGGCGCAGAGTTTGACCCATTTGGAGAGCAATTTAAATGAACATCTTAAGATTAACCCCCAATACATTTAGTGAACCATTTAAGTTCAGTTTTTTTCATGACGTTATACCTTCAGATATATTTGAGAGGTGTCGACAAGAAGCTCAACGCTATCCATATTTTCGTGTTGAAAAAACTAGAACTAGTAACCCCAATCGAATCTGGGCTAGTCAAAATCCTGGGTGGCTTAGTGCTATTGGAATGGAATTTGATAGTGTTGAAGTGAAACGAGAAATCGCGTATGCCTTAGAGACACCGAGATCTTTTGTAAAAATGGGAACAAGAGTTGAACTGTGTATGGACAGCGTGAGTAGTTGGTTAGAACCCCACCAGGATGATCCAGCCAAAGCAATGACTCTGCAGTTATATCTAGATGGAAATGGAATTAGCACCTCGCTGGGTGATATAAGCACAGACGTTAAGCCAAATATGGCTTGGGCATTTGATAATCAAAACACACCTGTCCACAGTTTGCCTCCTCTCAAATATAACCGTGTGAGCATAATTGTCAATTATGTAGATGATTCATGGAGAGATCGATCAGTTCTAATGTAAAGCGACTTTACTTTAAGCGCAGTAACATGTATATTGATTGGCAACTCAGTGATGTTTGTAATTTTCACTGTGTATATTGTAATGAGCAAAGCATGGGCGGCCAGCAAGGCTGGCCCACTCGTGATCAAGCCACGACCCTAGTTGATGAAATCATCAATCACAGTGAGCATGAAATCCGCACCTATAATCTGTTGGGAGGCGAACCCACATTGTGGCGTCATTTTGGCGATCTTTGCACATACATAAAAGAGCATGATCCCAACAGCATCATACAAGTGCTAACAAATGGCAGCCGCACCACACGATGGTGGGAGAAATATGCACCCTACATGGATAAAGTGATCGTCAGTCATCATGCTCATACCAGTTCAGCACAGCATGTGGTGGATGTGGTTGAGATTTGCCAGCCTTACAATGCAGCAAGCATTCAAGTTCTTGTGGATCAGCCAAATTTTGATCAATGTCGTGCTGACTTTGATTTATTTTTGGAGAAACTGCCTGGAGTAAACATTAGTGCCAAGAAGGGCGAAACATTTTTGGGCAGTGGCAAATGGATGCCATATACTGATGAACAGCTTGACTGGCTTGCTGGCACTCTAGAGCAGACACGAGCTAACAATCAGCGTGAACCACGCGTCAGTCGCCCAGACAGCCGCCGTGTGTGGGACCGACGCCTCTATGCTAGTGATGGAGAAACAGAATGGCAGACCAGCAATAAGCAATTGATCATCAACGACCAGAATCATTTTCGTGGCTGGCATTGTAATATAGGCCGTGACATGCTCAGTGTCAAGCCCAATGGTGATCTTGCTCCCAGCAGTGCCTGCTTCAAGGAGGAACGCCTGGGCAATTATCGTGACGGCACAGGAATAACCTGGCCTCAACGTGCTTATGTGTGTGTCTATGAGGGCTGTTATTGCGGTGCTGATTTGGAAATAGAGAAACGTGCACCATGAAATGTTTTGCCACAACCAATAGTCTTCAAATAACTCCGACTGGCCAGGTCCAGCCTTGTTGTAAATTCAAGCAAGCATTCGGTGGCATGGAAAAGCTTGATGATTATTTTGCATTGCCAGAGCTGGTTGAGTTACAGCAACGTCACCACCAAGGAGACTATACCAAGAACTGTAACAGTTGCCTGATCAATGAACAAAACGGCAGGCAGAGTCGCCGACAAATGTATGAGCGTATTGGTTTGGGTGCGACAGATTTCTTTCTTGATGTTAGCATGGGAAACTATTGCAACCTTGCGTGTCGTATGTGTGGCCCAGAAAATTCTACCAAATGGCAAAAGCCTCATTCATTTTTGGTCAATCATGGTCTTGAAAGGGCTCAAAATTATAAACACCACATGCTCGATAAAACAGACATATCAAATATTGTTGACATATTGCGAGCGCAAACCGGCAGGGTAATTATTGAGATCAAGGGCGGCGAACCTTTTATAATGCCAATTAGCCAGGAGTTCTTTACGGCGCTCGCAACTTGTGCCAACAGCTTCAATTTTGAAATTTGGATGACCAGCAATCTCACTGTAGTTCCAGATTGGTGGTATGATCTTAGTAAAGAGTTTGGTGTAGTGGAATTCAATACAAGCATTGATGGACTAGGGCATTTTTACAAATATATTCGTGACGAAAACCAGTCCAGTGAAAATCTTTTTATGAACATTCTTGAATTACAACAATTAAATAATCATCGAATCAGATTTAATATTGTTGTGCAAAATCTCAATATGAACAATCTAGCAGATTTGTATGATAGGTGTTATTTTTTCGTTGGAAATGAAAAAGACATCACTCTTATACCCCTGCAAGATCCAGCTTATTATCGTCCAAATATATTTCCAGACAATCAAAAAGCAGCGGTATTGGATGATTTAGAGCAAAGCGAGATTGTCAATAATCGAGAATTTTTGGGAATTGTGAATTACTTCTCACAGCCATGTGATCCTGAATTATGGGAACGGTTCATCAACATCAGCAGTGCACTGGATAAACATAGAGGGCAGAGCTTATGTTCCGTGATGAATGTGACCTAGAAAGAATTCCACACGGACTTGACGATTGGCTGGCACGTGAACCTATCTATTATCACCCAGCTATGCCTCTCGATCAAATACCACCGCAGCGATGCGGTGATGACGAATACATACAGGATCGTCAGGTTCTTGGTTATTATCGTAACCTCAGTTATGAAATGATCAGGTTCATGGATTATGAAAATCCTATCATCGGTGTCATGGTGACAACAGCTTGTTGGTTGGTAACCAGCATGAGTGAACAGGGCATGTTGAGCCCACTTAACATACAAGGATGGAATAACAATGTCCACCCAGGCATCAAGCGTTATATTGTTGCACATTATCTACAGTTTGACGCGGTCCCTGTTCTCTGGCAGGGTCCTGAACGAACCTCAAAATGGAAAATTAATTGTTTACGAAATCTTGAAGAAATCTACGGAAGAAATATTAGTGTTAAACTCAGACAGAAAGACCACGTATGTCTTGAAGTCAGTTCTCACAGCGAAAGCAATTGGCGCGATCCAAATGGATATGATTTTTGGGTTAAGGCTGCACTTGAGGACTTGGGAAACCAACATAAAATATTTGACTATGTTAGGGATCACGGGTTAAATCTCCTCTGTGATGTGCCTGGATACACCATAAATAATGCTGACGTATTTCGCACTCACGCTTCTAGGAAAGCCGATCAACACGATTTTTACTTGGAAATACCTGATGCCCAGCTGCTCGAAAAAGACCTTTGGCAGCTTTATTTCCATTTTGATCCTAGAGTTGGGTTAAAAACATGCCCAGTAACCGGTATCAAGATTGTAAACAAATTGGGCGATCCCAATTGGCAAATTGAGGTTGACTTGGCTCGAACACTTGACAGGCCTTGGCTGTCAGAACCGGAGAAACAATGAATAAGAAAATGCCCAGTGACACATTTTGTATCCTGCCCTGGATACACTTGAGCACACGACCAGATGGACAAATGAGAGTATGCTGCACGGCGAATGCCAGCAGTGTTGGTCCAACTAACGACAAAGAGCATGGCGGGCAAATTGGCATACTCAAAGATGAACAGGGCAAACCAAACAATTTGAATGTGAGCGACTTTCAAAGTGCTTGGAATTCAACATACATGCGCAATGTGCGAAAGCAAATGCTCAATGGCGAAAAACCGCCATCATGTCTTAAATGTTTTCGAGAAGAAGCTGCTGGACACAATTCAAAACGCATGTGGGAAACAAGATATTGGTCGGAAAGATTTGACATCGACCAACTCGTTGATGAAACAAACGAGGACGGATCGATTCCTCCTAAATTGCGTTATATTGATTTGCGATTTGGCACAAAATGTCAATTGGCTTGTGTGATGTGTTCGCCACACGATAGTTCAGGATGGATTAAAGAACATTCACAAATATATCCGCAAGTTCAAAACCCAGCATTGAAAGAAACCATGGGCTGGAAAGACAAAGGAAGCACAAATGGAAGCTCGTATAATTGGCACAAAAACAATCCTGTATTTTGGGAGCAGTTCAACGAACAAATTCCGCACATGTCTCAATTATATTTCGCGGGTGGTGAAAGCCTCATCATTGACGAGCACTACACTATCCTTGAGCAAGCCATTAAAAACGGACACGCCGGGAACCTCGAGCTGCGATATAACAGTAATGGTGTTGAATGGCGAGAAGACCTTTTTGATTTGTGGAAAGAGTTTAAATTGGTTCGTTTTCACTATAGTGTCGACGATATCGGTGCAAGAAATGAATATATTAGATATCCCAGCAAATGGGATAGAACCAAGGACGTCTTCCATATTCTTGATGAAAGAACGAGCGATAATGTTGAAGTCACTGTTGCTTGCGCCGTACAAGCCCTGAACATCTACTACATTCCTGACTTTATTCGCTGGAAACTTACTCAGGGCTTTCGCAAGATCAATATGTGGCCATTTGGTGCAGGAGGTATTAACTATCATTTCGTTTATCACCCACCGCATCTCAATGTTAAGAGTCTGCCACCTTGGTTCAAGGATGAAGTAGAGAGAAAATATGAAGAGTTCATTCCGTGGTGGGAAGAAAATTGGCAGCTTGGTGTGCCCAGCTGGCATCAGGGCAAGGTTGACTACGATACATGGAGGGGTGCAAGCTATGGTGTTGATCGGTTGCGCGGCATGGTCAACTTCATGAAGAGTGAAGATTGGAGTCAGCGAATGCCTGAAATGAAAGAATATATTGAATTGATTGACCGCACTCGAGATCTTAAATTTGCAGAAGTATTTCCAGAAATGAAGGATATTTTTCGCTGATGGTCTTTTGTATTGCTCCTTTTGTGAACTTCAGCACAAGAACAGATGGACGTATTCGCACCTGTTGTCAGGCTGATGAATTCAAAACTGTCCATGCATTTGACAATGATATAGAATCGATCTGGCGCAGCGAGGAATGGGAAGCATTGCGTGATCGGTTCCGCGCAGGCGAGTGGCCAGATCAATGTCACCGTTGCCGACGTAATGTAGAGAATGGCGTGAGTGCTCGTATTGGCATGGAAAACGAACGCTGGAAACATTTGGATTGGCAAGCACTTAAAGAAAATCCCGAGATACATATCTTCGATTTGCGCATGGGCAATACTTGTAACCTCAAATGTGTTATGTGCAGCCCGGTTAATAGCAGCTTGTGGTGGAACGAACAAAAACTATTTGATCACTTAGGAGATGATGAAGTCAAAAACCGCCATCGTTATAAATGGGCAATGGATGATTACCTGTTAGACGAAGTAAAGCAAAATCTAGGCAATTTGCAGATGCTTTACTTTAGTGGTGGCGAACCACTATTGATCAAAAAGCACCGGGAAATCATTGAGGAATGTATTGCACAAGGAGTTGCGGATCATATTAAATTGGTTTACGACACCAATGCCACGATGATTGATGAGTATTGGATAGAACGTTGGAGTCACTTCAAGGCGGTACAAATTAATTTCAGTATTGACGGCGGGCCAGAAGTGGTCGAGTATATTCGATACCCTGTTAAATATGATGACTTGATTCAGTCCATGGAATTGTTGTCTGATAGCACTTGTGATGTGTTTTTACAGTTTAGCCTGGCTGCATACAATATATACGAAGTCAACAAGATAATCGATCTCAAAAATCAATATGGATTTCGTGGCATCAATATCAGCTTGGTTTACTGGCCAGATTTCCTGTCAGCCAAAGTGTTACCAGACCATATAAAACAAGAGGCAAAAGAGCTCTATGCTGATTGTGAAGTGGGACGAGTGCGTGACTACATTAATAATCTCGAGTTGGATGGTAGCCAGCCTGGGGGTATGAAAGACTACTTTGAAAAGATCGACCTGAGTAGAGGATTAAATTACAAGGAAGTGTTTAAATGGCTGACATAAAACTATTAGTTGCAATCTGGGATACACGAGACCAGTTCGATATTCCTGACGATCTAGCCAACCAAATGCTAGACATCACACACAAATTTGCAATGAGCATTAAAGGTCATGTTCGCAAATATGATATTGAACTTGGTAGCGACATCGTTATCACATCCGTCAATAATTTGATCGATCGAACACAGCAATACGACTTTACTCATGCGGTGGTAATAGCTAGTGGTTGTGTAATACACAATCCAGATGATTTTTGTCAAGGTATACGAAATCAAATCAAAAACAATCCGGGAATGTGCATGAGTGCACACATATTACATACAGGATTGTGGCCAAGTGAAAACAATCCAGATTTCTATACCTTGCATGAGCAAACCATACTATTGAGTCGTCATGCATTGGATCACATGGCTGATGATGGACTTGTTATAAATGAAGGTCCAGGATATCAAACTGACAACTGGAACCCCATCAAACGTGACGAGCGCAATGTTCATGACGACTATACTCCTGTTGATATTGGCCCGGATCGTGATCGCAAGGCTGTGCCACTAACAAAAAATAGTCGCATGGGCGTCTGTGAAGAGCTGCTCAATTATTGCATTGTTCGCCGTTGGCACGTTCAAAATTTTAACCCTCTTGTGCGTCGTAGCAAAGGATATTCTTACCATAATGAACGAACTGATGAATTCGCCCGTTATCTTAATATGGAACCTCGTGTTCTTGATCAAGACGTCATGCTACGCGGGCATTGGGAATTCTTTAAGAAATTTGATTACAGAGACAAGTTTTGGGCATTTAATACTGAAAGCATGTGTGATGCTCTTCCTGATCGTGAATATGATGCATTCATTGGAGTTGCGGCAGGACAAATCCCCTGGCATTATTTAAGCCATTATCGTTTTGCCCCTGATACTGAGGTTATTTTTATTGACATAGATCCCAACGCATTGAAATTCCAGCGTTGGTTTGTTGAAAATTATGATCCTGAATCAATGCATGAATGGAGTGACATTGTTGACCGTTATCTCGCAGTCACTCCTGGAGTCAATCCTATTGGCAATAAAGATTTGAGTTCAGAATTGTGGTTGGAGTATCGTAATCAAATTAAAGAAAAATGGCCACAAATACGAAACTATACGTATCATTATGTTCATGAGGATATGATCACCAGCCAATCTCTGAGAGATTGGGCATCTCGATCCAAAATTCCCATGGTGTGGTTTAGCAACGTCTTTCGTTACAGTGGTGTAATTGAAAAGAATTATGATACAGAATCACTACAGAATTTCCTTAATGGAATCGTTCACGCCAATCGACATGCAGCATGGGTTGGTGATAATATGCATGTAGGCCTTTGTGTGGGCCCAAATAGTCAACCAACCAGCCGTGAACGTTTTTGTAAAAAGCTTGATATACCCAAAATGGATGTATTACAAGTTCAAAAAGAAATTCAACATCTTGAAAACCAAGGTATGTTCACTGATCACCGTGGCGGAGACCATCCAGGCTGGTCCAGCTTTGTTCTTCACGGACTGGGATATGATAAAACTCTAGGCAAAGAATATTATGGGTATGAACATGACCGTGATGCGCCCTATGATTGGACTGTGGAAGCTGAAAAATACACACCAACACTGGTGCAGTATTTTCGAGAAGCAGGATTCAAACGTCGTTATCACCGTATTCGAATCATGCGTTTGGCTCCAGGTGGGTATATAAGTATACATGACGATGATCCACAAAAACATAGAACACAATGGGCTATGAATATAGCAATTAACAATCCAGAACAATGTGAGATGCATTTCTGGGACCAAGAGTTTCGCTATGCAGGCTGTGTTCCTTGGCAACCTGGCGACGCTTATCGTATAAGAATTCATTTCCCACATATGGTAATGAACAACAGTGATGAAGTTCGCTATCACATAATCGTGCATGGGGAAGATTAATGAAAAAGGAATTTAATAATGGCAGATGCAATGATTATGATCTATTGATAAGCCAGGCTGGTCGATTTGATTATAATCAAGTATACGCTGAGAAATTTGAAGATTTTAATCATCTTAACAGCTTGCGTATTGCCTGTCAACCAGGAAACATTTGCACCTATAATTGCACGTATTGTGATTGGACAAATAAATCTGGTAACTGGCCCTGGCCAGATCACAATCAATTTGCCAAGCTAATCAAAAGAATTGACGATGTTTATCGCGCACCCCCTTATAACAAGAAACACATCATTTGGGAATTGCTTGGTGGTGAAATTACAGTTTGGCCACATATTGACAAAATGATCAATCTACTAAATGAGCGTGGACATCATATACAATTGATTACAAATGGGGTCCGCAATCTTCGTTGGTGGAACCAAAATGCTGATCGGTTCAGTCATGTCACACTTAGCTACCATCCAGAATCTGCAGATTATCGTCACATGAATGATGTGGGTAATCTATTATCAGATCGTGCTATTAGCACGGGCATGTTGGTATTGATGTATCCGCCATTATGGGATCGCTGTGTTGAAGCTTTTAAGCATTTTCGTGATCATGGTCGTTACCCTACCGAATGTAAAACTTTATATGATACTCATGACAGTCATGGTGAATTCTATAGCTGGGATTATACTAGTGAACAACGCCAATTTGTGATTGACAATCAAAAAGTGGGTCCAGAGGTCGAAAGTGAACAAGAAAATCCTTCACTCTTTACTGTATATAAGTTGGTAAAAGATCATGATGACCAGGTAACAATCAATCAAACAAACGTAAACGACTTGCTAGTAAGGAAAGAAAATAACTGGAAAGACTGGGACTGTTATATAGGAATGGATACTCTTTACATGAGTGCAGAAGGAAATATCAAGCGTGGCGCACAATGCTTTCCGGACAAAGGATACATTGGAAATTGGAGGTTTGATGATCCAAATGACATCAAATGGCCCACAAAACCTATTCGCTGCGAATATACAGAATGTCTATGTGCGCATGATGTAAGAGCAAGGAAAATAAGACGTGATAGATAAATCAACTTTCTGTGTAGCACCATTTATACATCAAAGCATGAAAACTGACGGCAGTATCAAAGCTTGTTGTCGCAGCTTGCCCGCGATCAGTAATGTCCGTGAAGAACCACTCAGCGAGGCTTGGAACAATCCCTTGCTTAAACAGATGCGATTGGATCTCACAAGCGGAGAGACAAACAAGCGTTGCCGCATCTGTTTTGATCAAGAAGAACAAGGCGTTAAAAGCCTGCGACAAAAATACAACAGCAATCAAGACCGTTACGCCCGAGCAATTGATGTAGCAGAACGCATGGAAGAGGATGGCACAGTAAACGATTCTCCACAGTGGATTGAATTCAAACTCAGTAACCTTTGCAATCTCAAATGTCGAATGTGTCATCCACTGGATAGCACCAAGTGGTTTAACGACTATAAACTAGTCGAACATTTGCATGAAGATCAATGGCAACACTACCTAGCCAAAGCAGGTGTTGACAAAAAGCCATTGCTCAATGTTTTTGATGAAGACTTTCACGCAGACGTAAAACAATTTTTGGATAACGTGGACTATCTACAATTTGCAGGAGGTGAACCTCTTTATGATGACGCGCATTATGAGATCCTTGAGATTGTTCGACCAAGAGCACATGAGATCACACTCAACTATGCCACGAATATGACAGTGCTGTCAACCAAGAAATACAATGTTTTGGACTTTTGGCGTGATTTCAAAAGCGTTATGGTCAGCGCGAGTATTGATGGGCCACCAGGACTCAATGATTATATACGTGGTGGAGCAGAGCGTTACGATATTGAACTCAATGTCAAAAGAGTCAATGAATTGCCAAATTGTATTACTGTTGGCAAGCCAACTATCCAGGCACTCAATATCTATTATCTGCCAGAACTATTTGAATGGATCAAACAAAACAATTTTAAACAAGTAGATCATCATTTTGTTACCTTTCCGAAATTCTTGGATTGTCGTATTTGGACAGGCCGAGCTAGAATGGAAATTGATGCTAAATTACAAAACTATTACGAAAATCAAACTGATGAGCGGACGCGCAATGTCCTAGATAACATACTCACCTTTTTCCGCAGTGCCGAAATGTATGAGGACCAAAAATGGGATGATTTTCTCGAATACAATCGCATATTGGACGATGCCCGTGATCAAAATTACAAAGATTATGCGTTTTTTAGAGAATACATGAAGGATAGAAAATGAGCGATACATTTTGTGTTTTACCCTGGATGCATCTAGCCACCAACGCAAGTGGTAATTTGCGAGTGTGTTGTAACAGCACGCCAGGTAAAAACATGATACTCAAAGAGGATGGCAAGCCCTATAAATTGTGGCGAGATGACATCCGTGATGCATGGACAAGCGAAACCTATAAAGAAATTCGCAGGCAAATGCTGGCGGGTGAAAGACCTGAAATGTGTCAGCGTTGTTTCCGTGAAGAAGATGTAGGTGTTAAGAGCGCCAGACAGAGTTGGAATCAAAAGTGGCGAGAGGATCGTGTTTATGAAGCCGAGCCTGAAATGGATATACGATATGTGGATTTGCGATTGGGCAATTTGTGCAATTTGCGTTGTCGTATGTGTAACCCATACGCAAGCAACCAGTGGGTTGATGAGTGGAAAGAACTTACCGGGCAAGATCTCGGCGAGAGTGAGTTCAATCGTCTCAAGCACATGGATTGGCCTGAGCATGAAAAGACCTGGGATAATCTATTCAGCTTGGTTGACAGTATTGATGAAATCTATTTGACGGGTGGTGAACCAACCATTATCCAACAACAGCATCGTTTACTGGATCATTGTATTGAACGAGGGCTTGCTAAAAGCATCAAATTAAAGTATAATACAAACTTGACTAACATACCACAAAGGTTAGTTGAAAAGTGGAGCCAATTCCGCACAGTGCAACTCAATTGCAGCATTGATGCAACGGGGGCGCTGGACAGATATATTCGATATCCAAGCAATTGGAGCAAGATCCAAGAAAACTTTGAACGGGTGCGCGAACTGGACAACAGCTATGTCGAAATACATTGCACGGTTCAGATGTATAACATCACCCGGTTACATGAATTAATAGACTGGGCAGAGCCCTACGGACATAAGATTTACTTCAATATCCTCAACCATCCTGAGTGTCTAAACATACGTGTTTTGGACAGTGGTCTAAAAAACCAAGTCACACAAATTTTAGCACAATACACTCATCTTGAACGTGTTCAAGGTGTGATAGATTATATGAACGCGGAGGATTGGAGTGAGCATTACGATGAGTTTGTTCGCTATACAGAGGTATTAGATCAAAGCAGAGACGAAAGCGGACGTGACTTGTTACCGGAGTTGTTTAAATGAAGATACTTATAAGCGGTAACAGCGATCGTGGACTTAGTGCTGCCATTGGCCTCCAAATGCCAGAACATGCAATCGAGTATGCTAGTCGCAAGAGTGGTTTTGACTTGTGCACAAGAGATGGGCGCGATGCCTTTGTAGAATTGGCTGTGTCAGCAGATGTTGTGATAGTTTGCGCAGCACTACACCAATTTCAACAGACAGTGCTTCTAGAGGCTGTCAGCAAGCGTCTCCGCGCGTCAGGCACCGCGCCACAAATCATAGTGGTAGGCAGCACAACAGATCGTGTCAAGAATGGAAAGCCTTGGCTATACAATGCTGAGAAAAAAGCATTGCGTGATTTTAGCAACACACTTGCAATCGGCGGAGTGTGGACTGATGGCTTGCCCAAGGTCAGTTACATCAGCTTTGGTACATTGAGTAACAATCAGGAGAAGCATCCTGACCGTCACTGTATAGACATTGACCAAGCAGCAGGCTACGTTAAATGGTTGATTGAACAACCCCGTCATGTCAATATCAACGAGATAAGTATCGATCCCATGCAGGGAAGCATGTGGCATAGCGACCAGGAATAAATCGTGAGTTTGGGAATATTTGGAGACAGCTACGCACAAGACCAGGGCCAACCTGGATGGGTGGCTAAAATGATTGAAGAGCGTGGTGCAGTAAGCCACGGAAAGGAAGGATTGGGAACAGATTGGATCTATCAACAATTCGTGCAGCATCACAATGAATATGAAAGAGTAATTGTTTTCATATCCAATTTTATGCGAACCTGTTTGTTTGATGCTGAATGGGAAATGATCCAAGACTTGGAATCATATGACGATTTGGATATGGGACGTATCCGTGCTGTTGGTGTCGCAGCAACATATGAAAAGGCCGAAAAGACCAGCACTCGTCTTTTTGGCAATGATTTTGTTCCTGAAGTCAAGGTGCTCTGCAAAGCAAAGGACCGATTGCGAGAGAGGTTGCCACTTACATCAATCATCACACAACATGCAATGATCAATAGCATAAAATTGACACGTCCAGATGCAATTGTCGTCAACAGCTTTCCATTGGGCAAGATGGGTGGTATGCATAACATCACTAAAATGGATACTGATCGACTCGCGACACGCTGGGAAGTTAGCAACGTCCGCAAAAATCACATGTCACCCGCACAAAATGCAATGTTCTTTGAACTCATGAAAAAAGCATTGGATGACGAATCTTTTGATATCAACTCAACCTTAAAAGCAGATCAATTGCGTCGTTATTATCCAGCATCACAATCTCTTGAAGAGGCAGGATTAAGAAGAAATGGCAAACCAAAACGATGATCTAAAATGGAGTGAGTACGATTTCACAAAAATTCCATTTGATGATTTGGTAAGCGTGGGACAACGCACAATGCTCTATCGCGATATATTTACAGTGAGTTGGCTATTGGGCCGCTTCTGTAACTATCGCTGCTCATATTGTTGGCCTTATGCTCGCAGCAATACAAAAGATCACCGCCCAACAGAACTCTGTCTAAAAACCATAGACGAAATCAAGCGTCAGGCACGTGAAAACGGGTTCAATAGTTTTCACTTTAGCTTGAGCGGGGGCGAGCCCACGTTTCATCCAGGCTATTTGGATATTCTCAAGCATCTAGCTGACGATGTCCCCAACACGAACTATACCAGCATACATAAAACAAGCAATTGCTCAAGACCAATTCGTTGGTATGAAGAATTTGTTGAGCGAGCAAAACCATTTCACAGAGCAAGTATTACAGCAAGCTTGCATACAGAGCACGTCAATACACCTGAGAAAATGCAGGAGTTTGCAGACAAACTCATACTTTGTCAAGAACATGATGTCCAGGTTACTATCAACATGGTCATGGTGCCAGAGCTGTTTGATGAGTATTGGGAAAATGCTCTTTTCTTCCATGAACAAGATATTAACGTCACTCTTAAACCACAAAGCGACCCAACCGCCAGCCGAGTCGTCGACGGTTACACAGATGAAATGCTCGAACGTTTGTGGAATGGCATGCCACAAAGGGCATATACTGAAGCTAGGCGTAAATGGGCTGATCGCCCGCGCCCTGCTTTTGAATTGCCAGATCATGCACCTGGCAAAAATGATAAAAGTGTCCCTTGGCATATGCAAGTTGAGTTTGAAGATAAGCATGGCAAGAAATGGTATATGGATCAAGCAGAACGATTTAATGCATTCAACTTTAACAAATTCAAAGGTTGGTCTTGTAATGCTGGATTTCAAGGCATTGTGATACGTGAACCAGATGGTTCGATTAAAAGAAGCTATAGTTGTGCTGACGTCCCTTTGGGTAATATAGAAACAGGCTTCAAGCTTTTTGATGGGCCAAGACCATGTATTACCCAAGCCTGTGTTAGCAGTGCTGACAGCAAAATACCCAAGAGAAAAGTATGAAAGACAGACCGTTATTTTTTCTTAGTGCGCCCCGAACTCGTAGTAGTATCCTCTTTGAGATGAGTGAACCTTACATCAACACAAGATTTGAACTACGGTCTCTTAAAGGACACAGTGAGTTCTTTCTTACCCGATCTCCTTGGGCTAAGTTTGTGGACAAAAGAACAGGTCAAGAACATCAGGCTGATATGTATCCTGTTGCAGATCGTTCAGGCGATATCACAATGCATCATGTCTGGCCAAGTATGTATAAAGATATGCATGAGGCCGTTGAACATAAATGTGAGTTCTTAGCAACGTTACAAGCACAACGAAAACACTATAATGTTAAAGGCACACTCGAATGCGGTTTACAGCCAGAATTGGTAATCCTACTTTTCCGAGATCGCCATTTTGTATTCACTAAGCGCCGTAATATCACAGACATGGTAGCCAGCACATTGTTTGCATTGCGCATCAAGGCATTTCATATGCGCCCAAACAATGAAGAACACTACAGACAGTCGCTCTCCGAGCCGATCACGCTAACACAGGATGAACTTGCAATTGGCAAGCGCCTTCTTATACACTGTAATCGTCTATGGGCCATGGAAAACATGTGCGAGCAAATGAATTTGCCCTATTCCACAGTGTATTATGAAGATATGGATACTGAAGATCATCTAATCAACACACTCACAGAATTACATGGAACGCCAGAATGGGTTGATTATCTGTCAGAAGATTATCATCTCAAAGTTCCTATGCGCATTGACAAGGACTATTGCAAACTGATCACTAACTATGATGATATCGAAGAACTGGTAAATATGGCTAATGAAACAACGGTTTGAACAACTTGAAGGGTTGCCCACACCAGACATTCTTCCTGAAATAACAGCATTGGGATTGGATTGGGGTCCGAGCAACCAGATCTGTATTAATACAGTAGAACCTGGTAGCGATGACTATCAGCTGGGAACAGGTAGTCTCAAATATGACTGGGCCAACAAACGTCCGGTAACACTGCCCGACGGTTCAACTAAATGGGAGGTCCCTGAGTATTCAGTGCAATATGATGAGAGTGACTTCCAATACCTAGTTGACATTTTTCAAGGCACACTGATTGAAAGTGTTTATAGTGCTCTTGTTGATAGTGGATATAAACTGGGCCGTATACGATTGATGCGTAACGAACCCAAAACATGTTTGAGCTGGCACGTGGATACTTCGCCGCGTCTGCATTTTCCAGTTAAAACACATACAGGTTGTTTTATGGTGATAGAAGACGAAGTTCGTCATTTGCCAGAAAGGACATGGTGGATGACTAACACAACACTTCCACATACCGCATTTAATGCAAGTCGCGAAAGTCGCATACACTTGGTAGCTTGTATTTTAAACAAACATTCAAATTTATAATTATGGGGATATCAACATGTCAGTGAAATTTTATAGTGAACAACCACATATAACAGACTTGTATCCTCTCGTGCCGGCACGTGAATATAAACGAGAATGGGTCCGTGATTGCGCTATCGCACACAAAAAATATGACAAGGTAATTGACCATCGTGCTAATAATCGCACTGCCGCAAAATGCCCAGGTATGCGCAACATGATGGAAGCAGGTTACATTGTGCGCAGTTGGTTTGATTTCACAATTGAAACTGATGCTGCTCGGCCTTTTGATTACCAAGCATATTTTCCTGAAACACTTGATAAACCACTGCGTGAGATAGGATGGACAACTGACGATTTGATTGGCCATTTCAATACCAAAATGACTCCACTTAAAATACCAACCTACAACTATCACAAAATCATATTAAAGATATATGTGCCATGGACGATTGAAGTGCCTGCCAGTATGGGCTTACAAATATTGCCAGTTACTCTTGATGATAACCCATCACTAACTGCCGTTCCTGGAATGTTTACTCAGGGTCTTTATACTCATTTCAACATACACGCCTACTGGCACGAGACCAATGGACGTGTTTTCGTGCCAGCCGGCACACCACTTGCCCAGCTAATCCCTGTCACAGTGGGGGAGATCAGCACTGAAGACATGACAGAAGAAAAGAAACATGAGCGCGACGTAACGTTTCTAAAGAACAGGAATAAATTTTAAGGTAAATACACACATGGAAAAAACACTCGAAACACCAATGCTCAAGCGGCAACATTTGCCTCTTATGACCAAACTCAATATGACAGTTGATATTGAAAGACTCCGCACAGAGTTCTTTAATATGGGACTGGATGATTTTAGCAAATATAACGGACTCAGCTATGATAAAGCCGCTGAGGATGGACTGATTGTTCGTCGCGTCCTGCTAGAATATTTCCTCAATGATGAAGAGCTTGCCGCCCAGGCCGACAAAGAAATCGCTGAGGGCGGAGAAAGTTACAAAATGCTCTGCCTCACAGAGTTTAACGGCGATCCAGAACATGCCAGCCGCAACCTCAAGGAAAAGCTTGGCGATGTTCGTGATCCACGCGCCCTTGCTCGTAGATTGGAAAAGATCTCAGATCCTGACCATCCAGATTATGTGCCTATCGCTGACGAGAAGCTTTATGACAAGCGTAACGAGTTCTGCTCGGGTTATGTGGGTGAGATCATGGATATGATTGAAGACAATATTGGACACGTTGCACGAAGCCGCTTTGCAGTTCTACGTGCTGGCGAACAAATCAAGCCTCATCTAGATATCAATACCGACAAGGCCGTGCGCATTCACATTCCAGTGGTAACTCATCCAGATGTTGTATTTGGTCTTCAAGGCAAGCGTCGAACAGTTGAACAACATATGCCAGCAGATGGAAGCGTGTATTTCATCAATCAAGGTTATAAGCATTGGGTCTACAATAATAGCCCAATTGACCGTGTGCATTTGATGTTCGTTGTTACTGGTCAGCGTGGAATTACTGAAGGCAAAGAAGTTTACTGGGACGAGTAAATGCGCAAGCTACATCACATCACAATGGACTTGATGGATCGCGAGTGCAAGACTGTTACAACTGATGTTCCATCAGAAGATTTTTGTTGGATTAACAAAAAAGTTCACCAAGCAAATCAATACCGCAGTGAAAATTATGTTGTGGATAAAAGAATGCTTGATTGGAGTGTGTGTTACACTGTAACTTATGTTGGAAAAATTCCTGCTCTTGCTAGTGCAGCTTGGGCCCGTCCATTTTACAATGGCCATGTCCGTGTTCTAACTCATTATTGCATAAATCCAGACTTACAAGGGGCTAAATTTGGTCGTGGAATAGATGGTATGCGAATCGATGTGGCGTCTCATGCCGACCAGCAAATCGCCTTCTGCAAAAATCAAGGATACGAAAATTTTTTTATTAGCAAGGAAGACAAAACAAACACAGGACGTAATGCGAACCTGATTTGCTCGAAATTAGATCGTTATAGTGAACATCCTTGGAAGATAACAGAGGGGCGATGCCTAGTCGCCCCTGATAGAAAAAATCCAGCCTGTTGGCAATGGATTATGTTTAATGACGTTCCACCACCGTTAGATGGCTTTGTTTGACGGTGTAAATATCCCCCACTGCAAAAACTTTTCAGAAATCCAACCACCCGAGTCCCAACGACTCAAACGTAGTAGTCTGAAATTTTTGTGATGGTTAAGATGATATCCTTCGCCAGCAATCAAAAAATTAAGCAGAGGAACATTTCGTGGATGTGGATAATGGCAAACTGTATTGAGCAAACCAAATCCCAATTTAGCAAGAACAAACGGCATGAGTGCAAACGCTACAAAAAATTTGAATCCAATTATCAAGCTAACAATCCAAATAGCTACCCAAATCTTTATCCAGTGATGATGACAGAAAACCAGCATGGAATTTTCATATAGATCACGACTATATTTTGCTGGAATATGTGGAATATCCCACGTAGTCGTGAGCACCCTCCAAACTCCTACATGGACTGGACTATGTGGATCTTCTTCTGTGTCACTATGTGCGTGATGCATCCTGTGGCTAGCAATCCAGCCAATTGGGGTGCGAACAACAGCAATCATGAGCATAAACAAGCCCACTGCTTCAAACCACTTCGGCACATTAAATTGACGGTGACAATAGTGGCGATGCAACAAAATACTTGCACCAAAATGACTGATAATAGTCCACCAGATAAATCCAAGAAGTATGACTAGCCACCAAGACACGTATAGATCCTTAATGTTATATTAAAATACTTCATATTTATTCAATCATCTCTCGCGCTATTTGTGACATAGCTACTCTCAGGCTTTCTGTAAGGTAAAAGTTTTCTTCCTCCCACTGTTTGAATTTTTGGTAGTTTTCAATATTGAGGCGCGCTCTCTCATGAACAGAAAGCTCGCCATATTCTTGTGCAGTCATGGTCATGAAGCTAGATTTCATCCATTCATAATTTACGCTGCAATCTTGTATTTCAGAACGACTCATACGGTATCCGTATTCAGCAAGAGCATTACACAGATAATGATCTTCCAGGCCTGGAGGAATCACCCAGTCATATTCTTGTGCTGTGGCGGCGACCGCCAAACCGATCATTAAACTCAAGAAAAAAATTAATGTTTTCATACTGCCATCTCCGCTCTAATAGTTGGATGTGGATCATAACCAACTAACTTAAAATCGTCCACTGTGCTTTTTAGCACATCATCTAGTGTTTTAAACTTGGGCATTTCTAGTTCTGGCAAGTTGCGTTCCTGCCTGCCCAGTTGCTCGTGAACCTGATCGACGTGATTGAGATAAACGTGCGCGTCGCCTAGTGTGTGCACAAACTCGCCAACCTCAAGCCCTGTCAACTGTGCTATGATGTGTGTGAGCAGCGAGTAGCTGGCAATGTTAAACGGAACACCCAAGAACATGTCTGCGCTGCGCTGATAGAGCTGACAGCTTAGTTGATTGCTGTTGCTTACATAGAACTGCACGAGCAAGTGACAAGGTGGCAGAGCCATATCAGGCACATCACCAACGTTCCACGCTGTGAGGATGTGCCGACGGGAGTCAGGCTGGTGTTTGATTGATTTTATCAGGCTGGTGATTTGATCGCAGTGGTCTCCACCACGATACATATCTGAACCCCAATCACGCCATTGCTTGCCGTAGATTGGACCTAGCTGTCTGTAGTCGTCATTTACTGGATAACCCAGCGCGACAGCTTGATTGAGAGCGTTCGCAGTCCAGATAGTTTGCTTGGCTGGGTCACGTGTTCCGTATTGTATCTCTGCTAGACGGCGCTCGTCTGTGCTGCCTTCAAGGAACCATAGCAGCTCAGCTACCACAGCCCGCCAAGCAAGACGCTTGGTTGTCACAGCAGGAAACCCGCTACGAAGATCATAACGGGCCTGCATACCGAAAATACTTTTGGTGCCGACTCCAGTTCTGTCTTTGCGTATATCGCCCTTTGTCAAGATCTGATGTAACTGGTCGTGATATTGCTTCATGGAATTCTTACAAACTTTCCGTATGTTTCTACGTCAGCAACTTTGCTGTTCAAGAGCAAGCCCTCGCCTTCAACGTAGATAAGAGGTTGGTCCTCCTCGCCCGCGCCGCGATATAGGACTAGCACACTGTCATCAGGTGCAAGATCGTTTTCAATAACTTCGAGTGGCCCGTTGGGGAAGTATGGTTTAACCAATTCGATATCCATATCTTCAGTCTCAGGATTAAACTCCTTGACCTTTTTCGTCTTGTCCCAACACTCATCAACACGAGCACGAACACTAGGATGACAAACAATGGTGTTCCCCACGCCCCGTTTGCTCATGTTAGCAATGTTGGCCGCAGCCATGCTGATACGATGAGCGAACTGTGCCTCTGCTGGAATATGGTTAAGTGGGGGGCTACTCGACGGCCAAAAAATCTCCATCTCATCGAGTGCCATTGCCTCAGCAGCCCTAAGGTTGCCGCATGGAACAAGGTCATCCCGTGTCAGGCACTCATACTCGGCTTTGACACGGGCCTTGCCAACAAGTTTACCGTCCTCGTTTACTTCTCCTGATTCCAGGATCTTGCGCTTGCTCTTGACGACTTTGATTTCGCCATCAGCGTCAAAACTCTGTGTTGAGATGAAGGTCATGCAATTTCCTCGCAAAATAAGTTTCAAAACGTGTCATCATGTCAATTTCGACAGTGTCAATCTTGACAAATTTTTCATCCAGTGACTCTAAATCAATAAAAGCATCACACTCATAACTTCCAGATATACGTGTCAAGTGAAATATCTGAATCTCGTCCAGGACTTGGTTCACAAGAACCCCGCCACCAATTACGAATACTGTATTACTTTCTGCAAGTTTTGTCAAGTTTTCCTTCAAGTCTCCATGTATCACATCTGCTCCATGGGCGACGTAGTCAGGATCACTTGTTACTACAACGTTATGACGATTGGGGAGAGGTTTGGGCATTCCTTTGCCTTCCCAAGTTCCTCTCCCCATTACGACCGTGCACCCGCTGGTCAATTGCTTGAAATGTGCAAGGTCTTTTCGATTATGAGGCCAAGGCATTTGACCATTACGGCCTATTCCACCCTGACTGTCACAAGCTAAAATTGCTTTGATCATTGGTCCTTCAGTATTTTTGCGACCTCGTTACCAACATCTTGCTCGACCTTTTCATAATCGATTCGAATCTTGAGGTCTGTCAACATCTCGTAAAATTCCAAATCTCTGATGATTTTTTCGAGATCGCTATCTTGGTCGTCCCTAAAGTCAGTCTGATCCAAGACGATCTTTGATCCGTCACTCAAGTAACAAGTGATGTCTTGGATAAACTTTACAGGAACGACATCTACATTAATTTGTGAGAAAATCTTTTGAAAATCTCGATCACGTTCGTAGATTGCCATTGGCTTTATGCCTTATCTTTGGCAGGCTCTTTCTTCGGTGCAGTCTTTCTACCACGCTTGGGCTTTAGGCTAGGATCCATTTCATACGCTTGTTCACGTAGGGTTTTTGCTTCTGCCTCAAACGTTTCAGCTTGAGCTAGACGTTGCTTTGCAATTGCTGCATCGTCCAACACACCGTCGCCTGACTGTGTGTCTGCAAGTTGCTCAGTTGCTTCCACTGCATCAGGATTTGACTCATTCATGGATTCAGTTACTGAAGTTGCCTGTCTTGGAGGCATATCAGTATCATCTTGCATGACTTTTTCAATATCCTGTTGCGAAGCGCCTGACTTTTGCATCTTCACAATCTTATTTAGCGTATCAAGTCCAATTACCGTAAGAGAGTCCGGTGTGAGCTCGATATTGTTGGTTGGAAACTTGCGTAGACGATTTGTGTTCACCATCCATGAGAGGGCTGGAACACCTGTGCCCAAACGTTCTCTTGATAGAACATTGTATAGATCACCTGTGCTCTGTGCGGGTTCACTCTCAATAATACGCATGATGTCCTGATGTTCAGCGTCAGGAAGTGATTCAGTTTCAACGATCAAGCAGTTGTTATCATCAACAACATGACCTTGTTCGTCATAGATTTCGCGAAATACCACGACACACCTACGTCCGGTGTTCTTGATACGGCCGACATGCTTTAGTGGTGCCATTAAGTTTCTCCTGTTTGTGCCTTTTGTGCTTGCGCTGCGGCTTGCGCTTGCGCTTGGTGCTGAAGGAAAGCCTCTAGCTTTTCGTAAACGTCTAGGACGCTACGAAGTTCATTGGTTTCAAAAACACCGCGCTTGATTGCCATGTTGAGAAGGTTCAAAGTGAGCGCAAGGTCTTGCAGACCCAATGTAGGAACATCTGATGTCTGTGGTTCCTGTGCTCTTTTGATCTCAGTTTCGTCTTGGCTTGACTCATTTACAGATTTTTCTGCTGTTTTGGCCATAGTTTATATACTCCTTGAAAGGGTTTAACGTCACTATTGTGACGGCAAATCAATACTCTGGTGGAAGTTTCATGCTACGTTTATTTATCTAATAAAGTAGCAGTTAATCTTGACCAAGCTTGAATTGTGTAAGATGTTGTTCAGCCATGTCTCGATCTGATTCTAGTTCAAACAAAATTTCCATGGTGTTATCAAAAGAAGAATCAGGTTGAAGACCTCGAACAAAATATAGACCTGTGGTATTGAAAAGACCCAGTTCTTTCATGGTTGGCATTTGTTCGCTATCTTCGCGATGAACTACCAACCTAGTAGCCATCAATTTTTCTATGGTAGACGTCCCTCGGAGGAGTTCTAAATCTTCCTCCGAGAGGTTTTTGTGTTTGAACCACTTCAATGATTATTGACCTTGGTAGTAGACAGTCTGTCCAAACGGCGCCTCAGGCTTGCCGTATGCGGTGTTGATAAGGAACACCGTGTCACAGTAATCGGGATCACCCCACGAGTTCCAAGGCTGGCCATCCGTAAACATGATAAACTGATCGGGCTCGATTTCGTTATCTTTCATGTAGGTCCAGTTGACGTCAAAGTCAGTGCCACCACCACCCTTGATGTCATACTCGCGGATGTCACGTCCGTCATCATGTGTGAACTCATCATAGCCGTAAACATTAGTATCAAACTGCCAAATACGGATACGGTAGTCTTCATACTGTTCCATGATGCCAGCAATCTCGCTGACGAACTCAGTGAGCATGGTTTGGCTGATGGAGCCTGACGTGTCGATGGCTAGCGCGACATCGATCATCATATCTCGATCCATACCCGGAAGCACCGCGCCCATATGCCAACCTTTGCGGTTAGGGCGAAGGAAGGTAAAGTTCGACTTGAGCGAGCTTTCAACCTGAGCGCGGATGATTTCACGCCAGTCCATTTGAGGTTCAAGGAGGTCCTTGATCATGCGCTTCATGTCACCCGGCACGTTACCGGCCCCGGCACTCTGCGCAGCCTGGATCATGGCATCCTTCATCTCGTTGCCCAGCTGCTTCTTTTCTTCTTCACTGAGAGGATTGGGGCGTCCAGCAAGACCATCACCATCACCGTCATCACCGCCGGCACCGCTAGAACCTTGTCCAGGTACTTCGACACCGTCACCTTCTTCTCCGCCTCCACCGCTACCGTCCATGTCAATATGAACGTCGACCAGGTCACCATCTTCTTCGGGCTTGCCGCCATTCTGTTGTTGCTCGAGCAGGTCATCATAAACCTCTTCAGTGCTCCAGCCGGCATATTTCTGATCAAGGAACGGCTTGACGTAGGTAATCACACGAGCATAGTCGCCCTTTTGGACAACGTCAGTTTCAAGAGTGTTGTTGATTATGTAGTCGCCAGCGATGTTCCAGAGCTTGGGATCACGTCCTTCGCGACGCATAAAGTGTTCGTAGATGCAGTGTCCAAGTTCGTGCGCAACAAGAAACACGTTCTCCTTGTCATCGAGCTCGAGAATGAATGCAGGGTTGTAATAGAACTTCTTGCCGTCAGTCGCTGCGGTCGGGCACCATTGGCGGCTTGCAGGCGTGAGGGTAAGGCGAAGGGCGAGCTGACCGAAAAACGGATGCTTAAAGAGCAAACTCATGCGAGCTTTGATGAGTGTCTCGCGAGCCTGTTCCATGACCTGTTCAGTAATCTCCATGGTCATGTATGGCTTTTCTTTGTGCTTTGACAGGTCTTCGTTGGATTTCTGGGTCATATCGGGCCTCTGTTGTTACTCTACCATGATATGGTATAGTGTATTGGTTGTCAAGCCATACCTTGGTGAAGTTTGAAGAAAACTTCGTGTTCCTCTTTGTAGAACACCACGTAAAATTTTTCTTGGACGTCGCCGCCGCTACCATCACCTCCAGTATCAGCATAGAACTGGTAGAATAAAGGATCAACACTGTTTTCTTCAAGAAATTTGATAGTCTGGTTAAAGCTACTCACCTGAATTTTGCCTTTACGATCCCGCCAAGTAGCTCTCCAGCGTGATACAGCACTAGCACTCGGCGAATCCGTGCCAAAAATTTCTATCAATGCTTTAGGACTGAATTTATTTGTTACCATGCCATTTTAAACATTACGTGATGTTCCTCGTAAAAAAAGGAGACTGTGGGATATAATACTACAACATCAAACTCTTCATGGTCAAAAAGACCTTGTGTTTCTTTGCGAGTTTCCCTGTGTTTCCAAAACTCCCAGAAATATGGGTGTATTCCCAGACTCGAAGCCAGTTGAAAGATATCTTCTTTGACGCCGGGTGTCATGAGCATCTCATTTACGCCACGGTCTGTCACAACAAACTGATAAGGAGTTGTCTCAATCCAGCCCATTTTCCATGTCGCCACTTCTTTTGGAGTGGGCATTTGAGTGCCAAAAATCTCACCGAACTCATCTCCACATCCTGGATACAGTTTTTCCCAGGCTTGTAGTCTAACATCGTTGAGAGGGCTGTTTTTCACTATGTAATCGTAATATTCTTGGATTTTCATAAATCATCTAAAAAAGCGGAGCCATAAGGCTCCGCTAAGTTGGTAAGCGTTTTGTTCGCTTACGCGGCACGGACCAGGTTGCCGTAACGCTCGTAGAACCGCTTCCAGTTCGAGATCTTCTTCATATCGATCTTGATGCCATACTTGATGACCATGCGGAACGACATGACAATCATCTCGGGCTCGAAGTGGTCCATCCAGAACCCGATAGTGTTGTCGATATATTTGGTGAACTGATCAGCATCAATGCTGCGCCCAACCTCTTCGTTCTGGGCCTTAAGCTCATATGACAGGCTGGTTGCCAGCGAATAGAGTGCGCTGATCTCCTTGGTCTTGAGCTCCTTGACCTGGCCCTTAAGAATCAGGGTCGGGTCAGGCAGCAGTGCTGAGGTCTGACGGTGAGCAGCGAAGCTGAGTGCCGTGCCCTGGCCAATGGTGCCAATCACCATGTCAGTGATCTCGCCATCAGTGAAGTCGTCCGAGTCCTTGAGGATGTCGGAAACAAATGCCCAGGAACGCGGCGTCGGGAACGCATGGTCCGGGCTCTTGGGATCGAACTTCCAGAGGTCCGACTTCTTGGCAGTGAGATAACCCACAACGTCTGCCACAACGCCGTTGCTCGTCGCCCACTCAACCCAGTCATCGAAGTGCACTTTGACTTCAAAGTGGATAAAGCGGTTGCTGAGCGGCTTGGGCATACGGTAGGTAACGCCCTTGTCGGTCTCGCGGTTACCAGCAGCAACCACAGCAACGTTGTCAGGAAGGACATACTCACCAACACGGCGGTTGAGAATCAGCTGGTAGGCAGCAGCCTGGACAGCCGGCGCAGCACCGTTCATTTCGTCGAGGAAAAGAACAACAAGGTCACGCTCGCCGTCTTCGGGCTTGGGCAGCAGAGCGGGCGGCGCCCACTTCATGGTTCCAGCAGTAGCATCGTAGTAGGGGATACCCATGATGTCAGTGGGTTCACACATGCTGAGACGCATGTCGTAAAGCTTGGCGTTCTTGCCGCTGTCACGGGCATCGCTCACGATGCTCTCAACAACGTCGGATTTACCAACCCCCGGGGGACCCCAAATAAACACCGGCCGCTGGCGCTTGACCGCGGCGTGCTTGATATACTTCTTGGCCTCGCTGAGGCGGACTTGATGTTGTTCAACAGTTGCCATTTGTAACTCCTGGTCTCTGGCTTAACGTTTGTGCTACCACTCTACATACGGTAGCGGGTGGTGTCAACCGCTTTTTTGCATTTGGGCGATTTTTTCTGTTACTGGAATCAGTTCACCGTCAACAACGATATACCATTCATTGTCACGAAACAGGTAAGCATAATGTCCTGCATTTTGCCGCTTGCCCTTCATGAAGGAATCGAAATTGTCGTGTTGCCTGGGTTTGATGATTCCCCAATCTTCACCGGGATAATTTTTGAAGGGATTACCAGGACTGAGGCAATCACCGTCTTCGACGAGGCCAGCCGCCTCGCGACGTAAAGAAAATTGATTAACAAGATCGAATCCCACACCCTCTACGTAACCGTCAAAATGGTTGTAGATGGCACGAATGGTTCCATCTTCAGTCTCAACTCCGATGTATGCGTGTGTGCTCATGAGATTATACCTTTGTTTGGCGATCTTTTACCAGTTCAAAGCCACGGGCGCGACATTCTTCGTCGGCAGATCCGAGGTCAGTTGCCTTGAGGGCAACCTTGTTGTTGGGATGAACACCGCACCATCCAGTGTGATGGGCCCGCATGTGGCTCTTACAGTAAACGATGGTGTCCTCACCAAAAACTTCTGCGTCGCGTTCAGCCATTATACAATCTCCCTTGCTTACCCTTACAATATAAGCAAAAAGCATTGGTAAGTCAAGAGAAAACCGCGCACAAGGCACGGCTTTCTTTCTTTAGTTTCCAGCGGGTTAGTGGAGATCCATATAAATTTCCACTAGATCACGGTCGTTCATCGTTACTGCGTGGGGACCGGCGAAGTCTCTATACCAGTCCTTTGCTTTGCGAAGTGTTTCAGGATCTACACGCTTTTGTGACGGAATCAACCCTTTGGCAAAGGTTTCGAAGGTTTTTTCTGTCGCGCTCATCTTGCTTCTCCTTCAACATACATGATTGTATGTGTTGATATTTAGTCTTACTATACGTGGTCAGCAAGTGGCGGTCAAGGAAAATTTTGTAGCCAAAGCGCCACGCTTCCGGCTAGCTTGCACATTACCATGTGCTCATGGTGAAACAGAACGATTTTGTCGCGGTTGATATAGAACGGCGCGTTCATGTGTTTGCTGAGAGTAAGTATCTCTCCAGAGTAAAACTCGCGCTCGTGGATAAATTCTTCATGATCAAAGAAGGTTTTGAGGAGTTGATAACCTGCCGCCCGCAGTCTTAAGCTATCCGCTTGATAGAAATAATCCCCTTGGACGGTCGGTTTACCACCAAAGGCAGCTTTGATCTCTGGATCATCGCAAGATTCAATTTCGTTTTGGAGCCAGAGGGTAATCTCCTCCGTTAACATCCTCTTCGATTTGTTCTCCATTAGTAAGCTTTACCACCGTGAAATCGTCTGTGTTGAACTTCTTATTTAAGCGTTCTGCTAGATTGAAGGCGTGGCCCGGATTACTGAAGCTTGTCTTCTTGTATTTTGCACCTGGGCTGTCAACAAGACTATTGAAACTTTTGAGATTGATTGGTTGATCTTTTAGGAACACAGCGTAGATAGCCTCAGCATCAAGGACCTGTTCGCTACGAAAATTTCTATCTGTGTGCTCTAACAGCACCTTGGGCTTGGGTCGCGCCATGTTGTTCTCCATTAAGTCTAGCTTTAACTATTTAGCTAGACGATGGAGAAAATTATATCATTTCATTCTTACCTTAAAGGTATGACCGCAATTAGGACACTGACATTTAGTTGAGGCATCTTCTTGTAGCTCGTTAACCAGTTTGCGTAGATTTTTAGCTTCCTTGGCCAACGACTTGAGAGCTACTTTGTTGCGTTCCGCTTTGGGTTTCTTGTATTCTTCTTTGATCTTACTGATCAAACTGTCGAGTCTGTCTTCAAAGACTCCAAGAAACCCGGTTATTTTTGCTTTACTCATAGCTGCGCCTTTTCCTTTGGATAGCTATCTGCATATCTGTTGATGTTTTAAACGGACCTACGAATTCATATTTACGTAGAGTTGATAGTTTAGGACAATGGCTCTCCATCCAGCCTCCATTGTCAAAGTTGATGCCATAATATCCTGCCGCAAAGTAAATTTTACTGGTGGGTGTTTTGGTAAAGCACGGTAGATTATCTCGTTCTTGAGTCTTGAATGTTTCGATTTTGGGAACAGGATAACCGTAGACATGCTCTTGATGCCAGCTGCTGGGTTCAGGTTTGCCTTCAAAGTCAAAAATCTCATCAATGTCTTCGATATCATACGCAAGATTTTCTCGATCGTCATTAAAGTAATGAAAATAGGATCCATCATCATGACTGATACGCATGGTGCCAGTCTTGTTGCCGTCTGAATCATACGTGATCCACAGCTTGTCTGTAATTACCTCAACTGCTCGTTCTTTTTTCATTGACACATTAATTTCAACATTGTAAGCGATTCATCACTTGCTCGAATCAGTATTCTGTTTGACATCCATCCGTTTTCGACATATATCTTAGCTTCGATATCTAGATCATTTTCAAGAAACCAGATATATTGACCAATGATGTCAGGTAAATTTCTATAATCTTCTGATTTGACATACTTGTTTTTTGAAAACCACCAAAAGCCAGTTTCGAAAACAAGAAATTCATCACTGTCGATTAGCATAGCTTGCTCCAAGGTATCTGGCATGGTCATCAGCTTGCTGGCCTACACGGACAAGATCGTGTTGCCCACAGAACCGCATAAAGTGAAGACCCACTTGCTTTTTATGTTCAGCCTGGACAGCCTCCACAATAGCATTGTCGAGAACATCTTTAATGTTTTCTGGTTGGGCTGTCAAATCGATTAGTTGCACATTGCGTAGGTAATCGTCATGCACACGATGCTCAGCGCCCTCATGGTCAGTCCATGTCTGCAACATGAAATTGTTCCAGTTAAAGCCCTTGCCGCCGCGGTCTTCAAAAGCCTCCAACATGCCTATCTTGTTCTTGGTGCCTTTCTTGCGGGCTCCAGGGTAGGCGGAGAAAATATTGTCGCTTGTATCGCCACGAACACACTTTTCAAAGAGAAGCCATTCAGGGTCACCAATGGACTTGGGTTCACCGCTCTTTTTATCAATGACTGGCTTGCCCTTGACGTCAAAAATACCATCCAGGGTGATATGCTGGTTAGCAACACCATTATATTGCGATACATTCTCTGAGATGAGCTGATAGAAGTCGCTGTCGCTGGATATGATGACATGTTGGTCATCAGGATGTGTCTGAATCCAGCGAGCAATGAAGTCATCTGCTTCACAGCCTTGGGCCTGTAGAACGGTGACGTTTGTATGTTCGTGTAAAAATCTCTGGAAGCTATCAAAGGCTTCGTTAAATGCGTCGTTCTCCTCTACCTCTGCTGGAGTGGCAAGCTTACCCGCCTCGCGGCGTTGGGCCTTATAGGGCTCATAAAAGTCACGACGCCAACTGCGTCCTTCAAAACACATCACAACATGGGTGCCACCAAAGTCGCGCCAAGCTTTGTTGATGCTGGAAAAAATAATATGCATGGCCATGCCGATCTTGGTCTCAGTATCACCACGCACCACGTGCTTTGATCTGTGAAACATGTTTGCTGCATCAACTAGTATGTAGGTCATTCTATTCCTTCCATGAGCTTCTTCATCACTATAAGCTCATCATAACGATTTTGCAAGATATTATTCCATTGACCTGAGTTTCTCAGCATATTGAGACAGTTCAATTGAACTAAAATTTCTTCTTGTTGCGTCATATGTTGGTTATATCCCATGCGCTAACTTGAACAACATGGCGTGTTCTTCATCGCGAAAGCATAGTTCATAGTAGAACCTACCGCCTACCCAATCAAAATCATCATGCTTTATCCATCCCTGCTCCTCGCACCAATCTAGAACTGAAAACATGATGTCTGCATCTTTTGAATGTGCAGTGTTATACTGAACAAAATAACAGAAGCCCCGGTCTTGAAGATCAGACAGGAGAGTTTCTTCACCCCAATCTTGGCCCGATGGGGAAGGTTTTAGAGGATATGGCTGAAAGTCAGCTGTCAATCTCTAAACCGCTTTCAAGTTTGTCCATGACGAGTAGTTGATCAAGTTCATCAGTCAACTCGTTGATGCGAGCTACTAAATGAGTCGTATCCTCATGCCTAACGTTGGCCAGAAGACGTTGAACAGTTATTCGATGGATCTCTTGTTTCAGGGCATATATGTCGTCATGATTTTGCATACTGTTAGTATGCGGGATTTTGTCGGTTTGTCAAGATTTTTTACTTTATAGCACCTAACATTTCGTTTGCTAGTAGGAAATCACGGTCTCTGTATACCTCAGCCTCAAGATTGTCCATGTGTTCCATGATCTCGAATGTTGCTACACGACTGTCGAAGTGGTCAACGAATACAGGCGTGGTCCAATTGCTATATCGTTGTGTAAATGTGTATTGAATACGCATGATTCTTTCATTCATTTATCGTCCCATATGAATCACATTCTTGAGACGACGCTTGTCTGATTTAATTTTCGCCTTGGCTGCTCGAATTTCTTCCTTGTTAGCGCCCATTTCTTTTAATTGATAGAGTCGGCGATAATCTCTGCCAAGTTCTTCGCTATAGCGGTTGTAATCGTCTAAAAAACGATCTGGATTCCCCATGGGTGTTACTCCGGTTCTTCATTGATCACACCTCTACACAAGTCGTTAAACCACATGTCAACCACTTCTTCGCTGGTGCGACCACTGTAGCCAGCCTCGGTCAGTTGGTTTACAAAAGCCTCATTCCAATCAAGTTCAAAGAATCCTTGGCTAGGGTTTAGTGGATCTGCGAACTGCACATCAACTACCTTAACCCAGGGCTCGTTATCAATATTTGCGAGTGTTTTTTCGCGTAGGTTCTCGTCTTGGATACCACGAGCTCGCCAACGTTTATACCATTTGAACATAATTTCTCCTAGTTCTAAAATACCGTCTAGTATCACGGATTACCACCCGATTTTTTCCCAAGGAACGTCTTTGTCACCAAAATGGCCGTAGACACAATTCTCACTGTATTCAGTGAAGTTGAACAAGTCAAAGCGATCAATAATTCCCTTTGGTGTAAGGTCAATGTTGTCCCTAATAAACTTTTCGATACTGCGATTGTGTCCGTTACTGTCTACGTAGATACTTATCGGTTGCTTGACACCAATAGCATAAGATAACTGTATTTGACACCAATCTGCCATGTCATGTGCCACGACATTCTTAGCAAGCCAACGTGCTGCATATGCCGCACTGCGATCAACCTTTGTGGGATCCTTTCCACTGAACGCCCCGCCGCCATGGGGAGCCCAGCCGCCGTATGTGTCTACGATGATTTTGCGACCGGTTAGTCCTGCGTCTCCATCCGGTCCGCCGATGACGAAGTTGCCCGTTGGGTTGATGTGCCATTGTGTATCCCTGTCAATCATTCCACCTAATACGTCTTCAGCTGCATTGCGGATTGCTTGACGGGCTGAGTGGACGAAACCCTGTGTATGTTGGTGGCTGCATACGACAGAGCTGACCCTCCTGGGAGTGTCCCCTTCATATTCGACGGTGATCTGGCTTTTAGAATCTGGAAGGAGATAATCGTATCCGCCGTCGCGTAATTCATCAAGTCGTTGTAGGAGACTATGTGCGAGGCTGATAGGCGTGGGGAGAAGGTTAGTTGTTTCGTTGCTTGCGTAACCAAACATGATTCCTTGGTCGCCTGCACCGAAGTCATCAGTGGCCAGCGCAATGTCGCCTGACTGCGCATGTAGTTCATTGTATATTCTGAGGGTAGGCCAGTCGAACCCGCCGCCATCAGGATATCCAATGGTCCTGACTGTATCCCGTACGATCTGTTCAACCTGTGCTTTGCTGATATTGAAGTTTTTGACTTCCCCAGCAAGAGTGACCATATTTGTTGTAACAAGAGTTTCGATTGCACATCGTGTCGTTTCATCTCCAGCTTGCAGAGCTGCGTCGAGCAATGCGTCTGAAATTTGATCTGCAACTTTGTCAGGATGTCCACGGCTTACGCTTTCACTTGTAAATGTATATGTTCTTGTCATTTTTTTCCAGTTAAATTTTTTAAGATCTCATTATCGACTTCTTTTACTATTTCTCCTGAAAGAGATTTTGTTAATATTCGAAACAAAAGAGATTGGCGATCCTCTTTTTGTAGTTCACTGAATCTTATGTGCCCCATGCATTTCCGAACAAATCAATATGAAGTCTTGGAGTAAATCTCCATCCTTGCTCCATGGCAAGTTCTGCGACGTCTTTAACCGTGAGTTCATACTCTTCGCTTCTCCCGCCTAGTGGCATGAGATAAACAGGAATGTCACGATTAAGTTCACGGCGATACTCAGCAACAGCTTGTTTGACTTCATCAACGTCCTGTCTGTCTGCCACAACAAACTTCAAATACAAATGCACATGTGGCAGGCTGAGGTATTGACGAGCCACCTCAGGACGGATAGCATCTTCCCAAGTCTCGCCGCTAACGCTCAACTTGGGTGAGCAGCTAAACGTTACTTCGAAGTTTCGGTGATAATTGTCCAGATAATCATATAGCGGCTCGCGCAGCATTTGAGTAGTGTTGGTCTCAAATGTGATATTTTTCAAGTCACGCATACGTGGTTGATCCAGCAACTCTGGATACATTGTTTGCCAGCCTAACAGTGGCTCACCGCCAGTAAAAATAAGGTGCACATCTTGACCATTGTCCTGATACCAGCGATTATTAGGCACTTCAGCTAATAATTTTTCTGGCAACTCGTCCACTGGCGCGGTGGCATTGAAATGCTTAAACTCTGGATAGATGCTTGCGTATGTGTCACATCCTGTGTGAACAAGCGGCAAGTCTTCGAAACGTTCAGCTGACTCGTGAACACCATCTTCAATTAATTTGGCAACTTCTGGGTTGTAACGTCCCTTGGGTGTGCCGCGGGGAAGTCCGAAGTTCATACAACGAAAGTTGCAACCAAATGTGCGAAAAAACACACTAGGCACGCCAACAAAACGCCCCTCACCTTGCACTGAATAAAATATCTCAGTGTATCGAATTTCTTTAACCATCAGGTAATATATCCTTGTAGCTTGGCCATTGTTATGCCGTCATTGACAAATGTTATCTTGACTGTTGGTTCGCCATAGTCTCGGCTCACATCATCTAAAATAAAACTGCTCGTGCTAAAACCCAGTTTGTCTACAAACCAACGACATGCTGCTTCATGTAGCTCTCCATAATCAATATCGGATTGATTTTCTAAAGTTCCAGGCTCTAGGTATACCACTATGCTATTACCTAGTAATTCAGAAAAGCACCCTGTGACCCCTTTAGGGGTCACTGTGACCCCTGTGACCGTTTCTTTACCCATCCATATTCTCCATGATACGTTGCATAGCAGACGTCATGCGTCGCGCCTGCTTCTTGCGAGCTGCCTTTAGTTTAACACTTCCTACGCGATCTGTAAAGAGTATACCTTGAAGGTGATCGTACTCATGTAGGAATACACGACAGTCCATGCCAAACAGTGTGGCTTGTGCTCGTTCTCCAGTTTCATCTTCCCAGCTTGCGCGGATCATGTCTGGACGCTTGACTTTGAGATAAAGACCGGGGTCGCTCAAACAGCCCTCGCTCATAAGCACCTTGTCATCACTGACCTCGTGTATCTGTGGATTGAACATGGCAACCATATCTTTTTGCACCATTTGGACATGAACAGCGGCATTAAGATTGATCTGATTAGCTGCGAGCCCTATTCCACGATGTTGTTCCATCACGCTTTTCATGTGATTGCTCACTGCGCGACGATACTCCACATTGTCTTGGGGGAATGGCGTTACTTGGATTTCAAGTGCTTGGTGCGGAACATATACTAGCTGATGAGCATTTAGGTCTGTTTGGTTTTCTGTCGCGTCGTCGTTCATTTTTTGTGTCCTCTGGGCCATGAGAACCATGACTTTAGTAGATTAGAGAATGATTTTTTTGGATTTTCATCCATGTGAAGATTTTTTGGTTGCTTTGGTTCTTTTGAGTCTGGATCAAGGTCGCGTCTAAACATAGGATCTTTCAGTCTGTTCGCTCCAGGCAAGATGGGCATCATTGCGGAGTCCAATGATCAAGACACCTAGGTTCATAAACCCCAACGCTTCCAACATTTACTCTGTCTTCAACATCATCAATACGTTGAGTTTTGGTTCCGTTTTTACCACACACAGAACATACGCTCTGTATTAGCTTGACTTCGTCACTGACAGCCAAAAGCAGAGCAGTGGTCTCAAATGGCTGACCCCTGCTATCTTGATTAAGACCGGCGGCAACGACATTGATTCCATCCACCAGCATTTGGTGAACAACGTCTAGTGTTTGCTTGGTGTCCATGAACTGAACTTCGTCCAAAAACACTGTATGATAGTTATAACGCTTTAGGTTGTATTTGTCAAGTACCTGATCCCAATCACGCATACTAAAACAAGGAAATCTAAGTTGATCATGGGTTGCTATATGATCCTCACTATATCGGTTATCGATTCCTGGTTTTAGGACTAGAACATTGTGGTTGCAATGATTGATCCAAAGTATTTCTTGTAGTATATGCGAAGTCTTTCCTGCATACATTGGTCCGGTTATGGTTTTAAGTTTCCCTGTCGTCATGGTCGTCGCCTAACAAATCATCAAAATCTTCACGAAAATCATCGTGAAGTTTATGCGTGGCTTGTTCGATTCGAGTCATCTTGTCTGACATAGTATCCAAGGTTCTGGTTAGCTCATCTAGTTGTTTGGTGAGCCCATCAATTTTCTTTTGTAGATCTCGTTCGTTATGTGTTGTCATTATGTGATTTTAACTTATCCATGAGTTCGCATTCTTCTGCAAAATCTTCATATGCTCTTGTAACATTACTTATGGTTTGTAACAGCTCATGATTGATTTTGCTTATTATACGGTCCATGCTGTCACCAAGATCTTTAAGATCTGGATATTCTTTTTCAAGATCAGGTTTCCTAGGACATATTCCTAAAACCTGTTCGATTCGATCAATCCGTTCAGCGAGTGCCTCTTGGCCTTTCGCTAATTTAAAATCGCCATCAACTATAAGGCTACCTTCAGGATCAACTTTGATATAATTGTCATAGTTCTGTTTTATTTCCATTGAATTTGGAATTGTCAAAATAGATGATGCTGAAGTTGTAAAAGTATAATTACTGGCGTTCATGAAATCATCCATGACCCTTCATACTAAAGCAGATGTCATAGAACTCTTTCCGCAGTGTTGGGTCATCCATGAACTGGCCGCGCATGACACTAGTAGTCATGTCGCTTTCATGTTCTTTGACACCTCTGTGTGTCATGCAGTGGTGTTCAGCTTTGACTACGACTGCAATATTTTGAGTTTTGGCATGTTCTGCTAGAGCATTTGCGATCTCGGTTGTCATTTCTTCTTGAATCTGTGGGCGCTCAGCGATGTGATGAACAATGCGATTGAATTTACTCAATCCAATAACCTCGCCGTTGGGGACAATACCAATCCAAGCTTTGCCCACAATATTTTGGAAGTGGTGCGCGCAGGTGCTGCGAATTGAGATAGGACCGCTTGTATAGAGGCCATTGTATCCCATATTAGGGAACGCTGTAACACGTGGTGCTGGGCGATATCGACCACCAAATGTCTCGTGTAAGAACATCTTGGCTACCCTTTTGGCAGTTTCTTTTGTATTATGGTCATGATCTGTGTCAATTACCAGTGCTTCCAGAACACCTTGCATGGCATTTTCTATTTCATCTTGAAGAACTTCGAGATCTTCTTCTTGGATAAATCCGCTTATGTTGTCGTTAGCATGGAAACGCTGGCCTGCATCTTGCAGTCTTTGTTTAATTTCTTGTGATTTTTTCATGTTGTCCTTTTCCTTATACCGAGGTCACAAAAGAGCCTGAACTCTCAAATGACACGGGGATGACGTTGTTTGCACCAAACTCAGCGCGAAATTTAGGCACATTATATGGATTGAGTAAAAACATAACGAAGCCACCTCCCCCAGCACCTAATAGCTTGCCACCATAAGCACCCATGTCTATGCCTGTATTGTATATATCATCGACGACAGCGTTTGTCACGCCCGTGCCGAGATTTTGTTTGAGCATCCAGCTTTGGTTTAGCAATGCTCCGAGATCCTTGATAGCACTCACATCATTGCGGTGGTTCTCGAGTATGTGTTGCCCGGTCCTTGTCATCTCATACATTGTATTTAGATAATCGGCATTAGAACCTTGACGAGTTCGTGTAATTTGAGCACTGACTGTTTCGCTAGCATGTCGTTGTATGTCGGTATAGACCAAATACATTGATTTATTCAGTGTTGTCATTCGCCCACGACTGATTTTTGGATATGTTGGTTGTATATCCAGCTCGTCATCTATCATGTTGAAGTCATAACGCGCAAATCCACCATATGCGGCATGTGTTTGATCCTGCACACCAACATTTTCACCTAGAACATCACGCTCTATGCGAATGGCTTGACGGGTAAGCCATGAAGCCTCAGGCAAGCTATCACCGCCTTCGCGTAGTGTTTCAATTAGGTTGATGAAGCCAACAGTAAAGCTAGAACTACTACCAAGACCGGTGCTACCAGGCAAGTCACTCACTGTGTAAAACCCTGTTGGAATATCATAATCCGCGTCACGCAAGACTTCTCGTATCACAGGATGACTAATATCGTCAATGCTGTCACAGTCTTCAACAACCCTGTAGCTGATGCGAAACTTTTGTTCTGATATTGAGGCTAGGTCCAGTGCTGTGGTGTAGATGTATTTGTTGATGCTGCCACCTAGGACGGCACTGGGGTTGGTTTCAAAATACGCAGGGTAGTCAGTTCCACCACCGAAGAAACTTACACGTAGCGGTGTCTTACTGATATACATTAACGAATATACTCCTCAAACATCTCAAATAGATCTCCACCCACCCACTGGAGCCCTACAATTCCTGCTCGAAAACCTGCTTCAGCATCAGCTTCTTTGTCTCCGATCATGATGCTACGGCCTAGATCAACAGGCCAAGCCTCGATTAGATCTTCCAACATTCCAGGGCGGGGCTTGCGGCGCCGACTATCGAGCTCTATTTCATACTCAAGAGCATCAATATGTGCGCCGTGTTCTGCTAGAGTATACTGCATTTTCCTATGAAATTCAAGGATATAATGCTCTTCATATTGTCCTTTTGTTACGCCACCTTGGTTTGTTACCACAAAAACATAGTATCCCATGTGATTTGCATGTTTTATCATCTCAATAGCACCGGGTTTGAATTCCATGTCGTCAGGATGATGGGTATAACCTTCTCTGTCATATGTTAGGGTGTTATCGCGGTCTATGAACAAGGCAGGACGAGTGCGATGTTTCATGACTTCAATCTGAGCACGTTCATAATCTTCTGGTATGCCTATGTCAATGAAAAATGTGCTGCTGTTGGCAATACTGGCCGTTACCATGCCCCGTCTGACAATTATCGGAATAAGATCATGTTCAAACGAAAAACTTTCAACAGGATGAAGTGGATTGACTGGGATTATGTCCTTGTTAATCACATACACGCCTGAATTGATAAAGCCCTTGCTTTGTTTGCCACGTTCCAGGATGTCTTTGATCCTGTCCTTGTTGATATCTAGTGTCTCGTGACGCTGGGCATTAGAGGAATATCGTCCAATCATGTGGATGCCTAGTGGTTTCTTGCTCATAAGCTCTGTGAGATCGTAGTCAATCCAACTGTCACCATTGAACAACATGAAATGGTCGTCTAGATGTTCTTCAGCATTAACCAGGGCGCCTCCTGTTCCAAGTGGTTGAGACTCGAGGACAACTTGGCAAGAGGTGTGGTTAAATGTTACTCCATCATACATGGCTTTGAGCATCTCTCCCTGGTAACCACCAAGTAGCAAAATGCGTTCAAATCCCCAACGTGTGATTTCTTGTATTAAATGATCCAGGAAAGGACGGTCTCCAACTTCAAGTAGTGGCTTGGGGACATCTTCAGTAAGTTCACCAAGACGTGTCCCCTGCCCACCACAAAGTATAACAGCTTGCTTTAAAATTGTGCGTCCTCCACGACTGAATCTTCTACCATAGCACAAACAAGATGCCCAACTGTGATATGACATTCTTGTATATGCGGTGTTTCGTGGCTGGGTGCGCGAAGAGCAATATCAGCCAATTGTGCCAGGGCACCACCATCATTTGATTCACCAACCATTGCGACGGTAGTGATGCCCATCTCTTTAGCTTTGTGGAAAGCCATGATGACATTATCGCTATTACCGCTTGTAGACAGCCCAACGAGCACGTCTCCGTCGCGACCGATACCCTCTAGTTGGCGAGCAAACACCATGTGAAAACCAAAGTCATTGCCAATAGCAGTAAGAGCACTAGTATCAACAGTGAGCGCCAAGCTTGGAAGTGGTCGTCGATCCTGTAGAAACTTGCCCATGAATTCTGCTGCTAGGTGCTGGCTATCAGCGGCACTGCCGCCGTTGCCACAAAAGATAACCTTGTTGCCCATTCGCAAGGCATTAATACATGCCTGAGCGATCTTATCAATTGTGTCTGTCATCTCGTGTAGCCGTTCAACAGCACCAGCCGAGTTACGTAGATATTCTTCTGGGTCAACCATTTAGGTTCTCCTTAACATTTGATCGAACATTATCCGCGGGTCGATAAAATCACGGATACGATCTTTTTGTGGTATGAGGACGTCCTTGAATTCATCGTAATGATCAAGTCGTTCCTGAATGAAAGCTTGTAACTCTCTTTTGTAGAAATGGAAGTTCTCCAAGCTTGATGTCCAATGCTCTGGATATAAGAAATCGCTATAGTATATTTCGCTATATGCGGCACGATCCGGAGCGATTGGAATGCAGTCTAGCAATGTGCCTTCAATCATGCTCATGCCCAAATTTTCATGCAGTGAGCAACTAAAAACTACCTTGCTTTTGGCTAGTTTAGCATAGTATTCATCTTTTATCAAGTTGTGTTTTTGCGTGATGAATACATCAAACGTCTTGCTGAGATCTTCAGCAATTTCAGGTTGTTTGTCTTCATTGTATCTGTGCGGCCACATAACCGTGTCGGTTTTTTCTGTGGTATCAAACTGAGAAAGCGTGTCGAGCAGATACAAGTAGGGTTGACCACTTACAATAGCGCGGCCTTGGTCCTCTTGTGGTATTTCCAAATTGCGCAGGAACATTTCACAGTGGAAGTGTGTGGCAAAATAAATGTGATCCATGGCATAATACAAACTGCGTTCCAATTCGTATGGCCAGGGCTTCTGCATTTTTAGTCCGAGGATATCGCTCGGGTCATATGCTCCAGCGTGAGCAATTCCATGAATGGACCAAGATTTTCCCAAAAGGTCACGCATATAAGCAAGTTGAGAAATCGCGGGGTTCCAGAAATCTGTAACGAGGATAACAGCGTCGTCTGAGACATTTCCTTTATACATCTCGTCAATAAAATGAGTGATTTGTGTGCTTTTCCAATAGTTGGTATCAGCAAAATTGAGGAACCCGCCTCTTGTAGTATTTGTTGATTTTTGTTTACCGATTGCGCTGTGGATCTCATAGTTGGCATCGCCTAAAAACCTTTCAAGTTGGTCTGGGACGCCATTATACCATTGTTTGGTGTAACGAGCGTCCAGAGGCTCTAGTGGAAATATCCAAAATTGATTCATAACAGTTCCTTATTCAAAATCAAACAAGTTGCCTGAGGTTTTCATTGTGTCTTGGTATCCACTGACAATACTGCGGCTATCCAAAAATCCAGCGGCACTGTCAATAATATCCATAGGTGTTTCACTTTTGAGAACATCTTCAATAATTTTGGTAGTAACCAATACTTCAGTTGGAGCCCACGGACTGATCTCAAGCTTGGATTTACGTGCTTGGACTGTAATAAACTCGAGCGGATCAAAGTCACCAGCAATAGCCATGCCAAGGTCAACATTCTGGTTGCATAGCTGCAATGTCCTAATGTTAACGTAAACATTATGTGCCATAACGTAAAGATAGCTTGAAGTATCCCAACTGGTTTTGCCAACCTTGTCGATCTTGTTTTTGCGACCCTGTGTTTTCCACAAACTAGCATCGTTAAGAAGTTCTTTGTCCTTGAGTGCTGCATCTAAATCAAAATGTTCAGGTATCTCGAGCAGACCATGACCTTCCTTGCGTTGCTTTTCCATCCATGCGGCTTGTAGAGCTTCCATATCTGGGACACCGTGATCGTAATAACACAGGTCGCCTGCTGTCATACGCTCAAAGATAGGGCTCTGTGCTGGCAATGGCAAGTCACTACCGTGCAATAGTTTGTTATCTACAACAGGCACACCGCCCATGATCATCTTCTTGTTGTTGACCACAACGTCGCCATACATCTGTCCTTTTGTGGCCATAATGAATGCACTTGCTGCATCATATGTGATCTCAAGGCTGGGGTTAACGTAGCGGTTAAGCATACGCTTGATAGCAGTATAGTAAACACTGAACTCGTTACGACTTACACCCAGATAGTGCATATGGTCATATTTTCCCTCTTCCAAGTAACCTTCGTCACGTAGCCAAATCAGTTGCTTGAGAATGATGACAAGGTTCTTGCTGGTTGAACCTCCAAAGCCCCAGCCTTCAAACGGAAAGTGCTTTGTCTCGTCAAACCAGTAACGCGCTTCGTCTAGTGTGCGTCCTTGCATTGAGTTGAGCAGCTTGGTTTGGTGCTTGCGGTGCTTGACGAACCAGTCGTTGTTAAACTTAGTATAGTCCAAGCATTGTTGGAAGTCCTTGATGCCGTTTCGTGAGCTGTAGGGCTCACTAGCTGCCAGTGTGGGGACATCCAACACCATGCTGTAGTCGGCTGTGTTTTCCAGATAGTTAAGAATCTTTGTGCGGGTAGAATCGTCAGTGTAGAATTGCTCCCAGTTCTGTTTGAGCACACCAGTAATAATCTGGAAGCCTCCACTGTCGCCTAGGATGAATGTGTTCTTGCGGTCACGCTGTTGGATCATGACCTCTTCAACGTTTGCTTTTGCTACGTCAAGTTGGGCATGTCCAGCAGAATATAGTCCTGACTGATAGCTGAAGTATCCGTCGTCTTTGAGGAAGTCTAATCCTTCTTTGCCTTTTTCCATGCCAGGCGGCACACGACAGTCTGGGTTGGCCATTTGATCAACGTAGAATCCGCTGATACTCGGCAAGAAGACTGCATAGTCTCTGTTTGTCTTATTGAGATCAATTGTCATGAATGTTCCTTGGATTATCTAATGATTATAGCAGGTTATCAGAATCCGTCAACTGATAACCTGCTATACTGTTATTTAGGCCGAGACCCAAGGTTCAGTGAAAATACCGACGTGAATCTTGAGTTTTTTCGGGCTGCGGGTAGGGCTCATGCGAATGTTTACATCAAATGTAAATGCGTTACCGCGGTCACTTGTATCAACTGAGAAATCGTAAATCATTTTTTCCTTTTGTAGATCATTCAAATACGCATTGAACAATGACCTGACAGGTCGAGGATTATTCCGCTCTAGACTACCATCCCATGGTTCAATAATCTTGAGTAGATCAAATTTAATATCATTGAGGCTGATGACGTTTGCCATTATTTTTGTCCTTGTGTTGTAAAGCTAAGTGTTGCGCCATTCTCACCGTCTTCACTGACGGTAATCTCCATGTCACGCCCAGGATAGCGATCGTGGATTATATTAGCGAGATCTTGAGCAATCATCTCGCAACTCCGGTAGTCCAGTCCCAAGGTACCGTCACTGTATAGATTTTCAAGCCAACGCTTGAACTGGATAAATTCAATATCTCGATCATCATGAAATACTTCAACAGCAACACGGAAATGAAAAATATGACGATGTGGATAGCCCAAGAAGCTGACATCATATTCGTCACCTGTAGCAAGCTTGGGATCATCTAGTGCTGCTGGATATTTGTGAATGCCTTCTTTACAAAAGGTGACCCAAATCAGTGTTTTGTTGAGTTGTAAAGCCATCACTCGTCCTCGTCTACAATGATAGATTTGATTCGGTCTTGCGATTGATCCAACTCATCAAGGATTTCATCCACAATCTCTTCTTCTGCATCATCAACAGGTGGATCGTCTTGTTCAATAACAAGGTTTTCTCGTTCCGCCCACGCACGCAAGATTTTATACATCTCCCACATCTTCCAGTCCATAGAGTTCAGTAACTCTAGCATCTTTTCTTTGTGTTCCATTTGGTCCAGTTCGTCAGCACTCTGCTCTTCCTCGACTAATTTAATTTTCTTGACCATTGTCTTTCTCCTCGCGCAATGCGACTCTTTTGCGCAACTCACTACTTGAGAACCTGTGGTCACGCTTGTTGAAATATAGTTGAATACCGCGACGTTTACATACGTCTTTGCCTGTGAAATCCAGGTTACGGTATTCATCACCAAGTATCCGCACATCAATATGAATCATGCTTAGGATGTCTTTGAGATCTTCTTCTGTTTGATAGGGGATGATTTCATCAACATACTTCACAGCTTTAAGTTGTGCGTATCGTTCAACCAGTGTTTGGACTGGCGGGTTTTTGGTTTCTCTATCCACACTGGGATCAACCTGTAAGCCAACAATCAACTTGTCACAAATGCCCGCAGACTCGCGCAGCATTGATACGTGACCTGCATGTAGTAGGTCAAACGTTGAACAGGTGAATCCAACACGATATTGTTTGGTGCTCATTATCTACTAATTGCTGGCAGGATGTAACTGTATACGCCAAGTCCACTGTCAACATCGATTTGACATGCGCCTTGATCACTAAAGCGAATAACGATGGTGCCACCCAGCTTGACAATACTTAGGAAGGTTGCTAGCGGCCAACTCCATGCAGTGGTCATTTCGCCATCCACATTTTCTGCAAATACGCGCCGCCCGATAACGCCGCCTTCAGTGCTACCAACCTCAAAGATAAGGTTGCCATCTTCAGTCTTAACTGAGAACGCAGGGTCAATCCCCGCATAAATCCCGGCTACCTCGCTCAGTTGACCAATACGGCGGCTTGCTGGCTCAACTTCCACTGTCCAGTTGGCACCACGGAACGTAGCAACTTTCATGGCTTGGTCAACAATTTCTTTGCTCATAAAGCGATACTGGTCTTTGTTCCCTTCAGCATCCTTGAAAATGAGTGTAGTTGGCAGTTCCTCGCCATTGCGTTCACGACGATCAACTTGAATGCTAGCGTCATCACTTTGATAGTTTGACAGCCTTGTAAGACTGGAAAGCAATCCCAAGTTGCCCATGCCAAACTCGCCTGTAAACTCAGGCACCTCGTCGTGCATTTCGGCATTAAGGATAACTGTGCGATCAGCGTCCATGGCAGCAAGCTTTGTCTTGCCATCCACGCTTGTGACTTTGATGTTTTCGATAATGCCCAGCCCGCTAGTGTGCTTGACAATATCCAGTAATACTGATTTCAATTCCATGTTAGATTAATCCTCTTGATAAGTCATTGTAACATAAGGGTTTTTTGTTTGCAACCTAAAAGTCAAACAAATCGTCAAAAGTTGTCTTGGCTTCGGCCCTGCTAAGGTCCCAACCCAAATCACCTAATAGGTTGCTGATCTTTTTTGTGACGATTGCGTCTTCCATGCTGTCGTTATCGAAAGGTAAGTCTTTATACCACTGCGGGATACGCTTTTCGTCTGTTGGAATGCCAATGCTGTTCATGCTCAACGGATTAGCTTTGAGTTTGCAGACGATGGTCTTCATGCCGTCCACGATCTCTAGGCTATACTGATCGTTGTTCATTTTGCGTAGGCGATTGTAGTTAATTGCTGCCATAACGTGTCCAACACCACATTTGCCAGTTTTCTCCCATTGCTTGGTGTATTTGGTTAGGTTATTCACTGCTTTGGGTGTGCCTTTTTCCCAGGGAGGCATATCGCGAAATTGCTGGCGGAATTCCTTGATACGTTCAATAACAGCTTCCTCACCATTACCCTCCAATGCCATGCGCAATAGTTCAGTTAAGAAGTCTTGCATATATTCAGGAGTATCTGAACGTTTGATCTCAAGTCCCATGACTTTGAGTTTGCCGCGAGCACCATTCACGTCCATTCGGGTGCCTTCATCATCAATGACTAGAATGCCATATCGCTTTTTGCTGATGAACAGACCCTTCTCACCCACAGTCTCCCGGGCGGCGGCAATGATGCGACCGTAACGCTCCGGGCAGTTGTGCGCCCACTCCATGTAGTCAGGAAAGGTCTCGTCAACCTGCTCACCAATTGTATCATAGAGTTGGATCACAGTGTCTTTGTCCCACTTAAACTCGCCGCTATTGATTTGTTCACGGAAGACAGGATACGCGCTGAAGTAAACACTGTCAGTGTCACCGTATATGATGCTATCACCTTTGTGATTGTATTCGCCAG